TGCTAGTACCTTGCTATTACATAACGTTAAACTACGTGCAAAACGTGTTTAAAGTACCTTCCTGACACATTGTTAAACCGATATAAAAAAGGCGAGAATGAATCTCGCCAAGGGGTGGTGGCACAACACCAATAAAACTATACGTTATGCAAGCGCACGAATGCGGTCAGCAATCTCATCTGCACTCAGAGCTTCAAGTTCCTGATCCTGTTTGCGAGACAGAATAGAAATCAACTTTTCACGTTCAGCCGATTTATTGGCCTTGTCACGAGCATCCTGATTCTCTTGTTTCTTGATGGCGATAACAGTCTTGACAATCTCCAACATCAGTTCAAATTTTTGTTTGGCTGGATTGGTACCAACATCAACAAAACTTTCTTCCGTAATGCTTTTCAGAACACCATTAACAGTCTTGGCAATCGTATCCAAGTCAAATTGATTTTTAGATTGCAGAGGAAGATCAAACAGTTGTTCAACCGTCAACTCTCCACGAACGGATTCAAAACGCAATTTCTGTTTTGCTGCCTCGAAGAAGATAGAAGTATTCATGATAAATTTCCTTTCGGTTAAAAAACGATATTATACAACATTGTTGCTTTTCCTACAAGCACTTTTGCAACAATATTTTCACTATTTGTTGATGAGAAACCAATTCCGCTTAGTTGTTCATCTACACTCTGACACTTGGTCTTATCACCAAGAATCTCAAACACCTTTCGATGTTTTTCCAGAGAAGGGTTCAAGAACTCATTGTAGATTCCCCGAGTTGAGTCTGGATTCTTGCAGCCTTCCAACATAAAGAACCAATGCTTGTTCCCAACTGCATTGTCATCCCAATAGTTGGGCGAATACATCATTGTATTGACTCGAACAAATTCCTCTGTCTTCAGTCCCCATACGTCCTGAGAAATAGAAGTTGACTTGATCCCATCAACAATATCAATTTCAGTGATTTTCTTACCCTTGACCTTGATGGTGCATACCTGAACTTGTCCTGAAACAGACCTGTCATATGATAGATTAGTCAATGTACCTTGGTTTTCAACCTCAATCATGAAGCCAACATTGGATGATTCGCGTTTTGAGAACTGGTTAACATATACTTGGTACTTCCCATCTAGTAGATTAGAAGAAATCCATGAAACGTTTTCAACTGGTTCACGAGTCTTACCATAACCAGCATTCATGTCAACATCAAGACATCCAAATTTGTTGGCATAGTAGATATGATTTCCTTTTGGGTCTTTGATATGGATATCCAGATCGTCATGATTGAACCATGCCAGAGAAACTCGCATAGCAGCATTGGTGACATTACCACCAGCTTTCTTGACTTTTTCCTTGATAGAATCGGTAATGTTACCATTGTATGACCATGCAAAATCATTGTCCCACTTGAATAGGGATTTAGAATCTGTATGCACAGGAGCAGTCAGACTCATTAGATTCTTCTGTTGTGAACCAGACAACAATAGTTCAATGGATGTTGCTTTCGGGAGAATATCAGACATGAAAGAATCAATACTGATATCTTTTGTTTTCTTTGGGTCAACATCAACCTTTTTGGTTGCTGCATCAATCAGAATAGATTCAACACCATCGCGCATCTTTCCCTTCACTGAGTTATCAACCCAGAGAACGTTGTTGACTGATACATCGGAAATCTTAGCAAATCGACGCTCAAGAGCACTTTCCAGACCAAGTTCAGTGATAGTCTTCATTGCATCCTGAACCATTCGAGGCGTAATGAGTGCAGTTGGTCGTTTATAGTTGGTTGGAGCAACTTTTGCTTCAAAAGAACGCACTGACTTTTCCAGTTCAACACCTTCGGAGATATCCTGAATGAGAGTACCAATGACAGTGTTGCGGAAACGAGCACCAGTAGAGAATGCATTCCCTGAAATGAAGATGGAACGTTCCATATCAGTTTTCAGAGAATTGTATTTCTTCAGTAGGACATTGAATGAGTTGATTGCTGGCAGATGTTCCTCTCCACGATACAGAGACTTGGATTGAATCAGATCAATCACATCATCAATGGCACCAACAGAGAGTTCTTTCAGGCCACGAGAAAACACCTGAATCGCAGAGTTGTAATCACCAATAACAGTACCAACAGATTTGGTGTAATGTTTGGCATCAACAATGCCATAGAAATGGTTCCAATTGATTACGGTGGTACCAACCAATTGAGAAGTTTTCTGAGAACCATATTGCTTTTCAGACACTCGGAAAAGTGAAGTGATCGGTGTCGATACAACCAGATCATTGAGTTCTTTGGCAACGATGTTGAATGGGTATTCCAGATCAGCGATATCCCAGATGGAATGAAGTTTACCATCAACAATGGCTACAACAGGACCAATATTGCGAATGAAATTCTTGCAGCAAGAACAATCGTATTCTGTACGAGTCTTATAGATATTGTTGGTGCCTTCTGGGAATGATTTGAGATATGTATCCCATAGAGCATCACCCGATACAGTAACAAACAATTCCCCCTTGGAGAGTTGCATGAAACGTTCGTTTACTTTTTTGGCAAATGGTGCAAAGTCAGTCATGATATAAAATCCTTTAAAGAAACCACATTGTATATGTTATTACATCAGATGTCAACAACTTTGTTCAAGTCAAATCCGTCTGATAGTTCATACCCATCATATCCACGAGGGTTGCATACAATCCTTGTCGAACCAATATAATAATCATTTGCATGATGTATATGACCATGAGTCCATAGAGCAATTTTTGGATTGTCCAGAATCAATTCACTTAGATCACTTGCATATGCGCCATTCATAATGAAATCATCCACATAGACAGGATGAATTGACTTATATGATGGGGCATGATGCGTCACAACGACAACCTTTTCAGCATCAGTATCACGAATAGTATTTTTGATATACTTTACTGTGTCAACATGGCGACGATATGTTGTGATTGGTGCCAGTTTGGAATATCCCTTAATCTCATCACGAATAACCTTATAGTCATTCATCGAATCTCTGATAAGGGATAGAGTGATGGGGTCAGACTTGTTCATATCAGTCCACATAGTACCACCAACGAAAAGAACATCCTTGATTTTTACAGAGCTTCTTTCAAGGAAATGGATACCAAACTCGGATGTCTCATCTGTAAGGATATCAATCGTCTTTGACCATTTTCCATGATAGTGTTCATGATTCCCAGCAACATACACAACATGTTCAAATTCGGATGCAACGTTCTTAAAGAAAGAACGATACATGTATGCACTTTCCTGACGTTTTCCAAGGTTGACTATTGGTGGAGTTTCTGTATGTGGATGATCGTATAGGTCTGATGCAACACAGATATCACCAGATAGAACTAATACATCCGCACCAGTTGCATTCTTGATTTCAATGCCGCCAAATTCTAGATGAAGGTCACTTACAATTTGTATTTTCATTTTTTTCATGCAATGTTTAGTTGAACACTTAGACCTTCCCAAGTACCAGCGATACCACAAGCACATTGATCTGCAACACCTGTACCACTTTTTGTGAATTCAAGAGCATCAAGTGCCTTTTGTACAGCAGCATTACATTTATAAAAGTCACCAACACCATTTCGAATACTTTTTGCAGTTGCATAGAAGCATGTAGAGTCAACAATTACGCGAAATTTAGTAGTTTGTTTGAAGCGGTACATAATATTGTTTCCTTGTGTGGTTATTGTAACCCACGCTAGAATGAATGTCAATACATTCATTGTTAAACATGCTGTCCCAGACTCAACCCTACATCTGGCGTTCTCCCATATGGTCTGAAGCGTACCACTGGTTGCGGAGACATCTTGTTCCAATCTACCCATCTGCTTCTACGGATAGTGGGATGCAACAGCATGCTTAATAATGATGACTGGCTGGAGGTGCCCTACTCCGTGGATAGTTTAACATGTTAGCTAGACATTTTCACTATCGGTTTATTGTTCTACTCCGCCGAGTATACTCAACCCACTACGTTCTTTTAATCGCCAGTCATCAAACTCTTTATATCAAATATCCATTGATCGACGGTAAGACTAGAAATCTTCCTTACCATTATTGATGTATTGTACATCAACTCTGAATCTTTACCAACAACATAGAAGTAACCATTCCCTCTGACGAGTTCTAGGTTGATAGAAAGCTCCATCAACCTTTTGTTTACTTGTTTCAGTGTTGTCGCCATGATTGGTATTATACACTGAGCAGATTATTTGTCAACTCTTTTTGATTTGTGTTCCGGAGTTGCACCGGTCTTTCTTCATGCTGTTCCCAGACTATTGCGGAATCGAACCGCCTTTCGACATCAACGGCACGTGCTACTGTTACACTAAACACAAAAGCTGGCGGGTGAGGTAGGATTCGAACCCACAACTTGTCCTTGGCAATGATATGTGTTACCACTAGCACCACACCCGCATAACTGTATATATCTAGATTCTTTACCATAATTCAGTACACTCCCAGTTGGCTGTCAATTCAACTGTAGGTATTAGTGTGTTACCCCGAGCATTACCTTGCAAGACTATTCTCGTTCTGGCACACCTGTCGTGGAACCTGAAACCCCGTAAGACAGAAATGTACTGAATTATGTCGACCCATTGTGGTCTAGGATTCGAACCTAGAATCTCTTGCGCTCTACCATTAAGCTACCGGCCTTTACAGACCGGATGGGATTCGAACCCATATCTCTTGCGTCCTCCCGCTTGAACGACTCACGGGTCATCGGGTTAATTACTCCCGATTATAGCAACTGATGATCAGTCAATTACCATATTGAAGAACACTACGGTCAGCTGCTCCCGTAAGACCTATAGGCAATACTCCTGGGTGTTAACCCCGCAGGTATAGGATTTATTCTTCAATATGGTAACTTGCCACTCCACCTTAGGAAGCCGACCCATTGATACTATCGCCGAGCCAGCGAGGGATCGAACCTCCTGGACTTATTTCATTACCATATTTGAGAACACTCCCTTACCCCGATGATGTTATCGTTGGACAGCAAGTATCTCTCCTGCTTTTCTATGATGGATGAGTGTTCTCAAATATGCTCACTGTGATAACTCTATTTCATCAAAAAGCACAGTGAAACATGTCTCAACTGCATTACCAACTGCCCCATGCTCGGCAAATAAAAGTTGGCTTTCTGTTGATGATTTGATGTTATGATTGCAACCATATTGAAGTACATTTGGCCGTCACATTGTTAGGGGCTAGTCCAAAGAATACCCGCAAATGTACTTCAATATGGCACCCAACTCCCTAAAGCTGGGTTCCACAGTCTTTGAATCTCGGCATAAAATAAATTTATGTTGTTCCGGTGAACTTGGACGACGATCCTCATGCTAGAAATCCGTAGGTAACGGCGCAACTCGTTACTCTATTTTAACCAACCGCTGTTAGTGCGGTTCACCGAAGTGTGCTGCTGGCTCCATAGGGATATAGAGTAACAAGCATGGCGGGACAAACTCTATTATACACTAAAACTTACTATGTCAACTCTTTTTCTATGGTTTGTGAGCTTTCCACTCACTCGCTGGTTTGCCAACACCGTTCAGTTGTCTAACAATTAAGCAGATTTTACTGCACTCTTACGAGCAAAGGTTGCCACAGACTATTATACCACACAATCTACAAGTTTCTTTCTCACTCATTAAATTTTTTCTTGAACATCTCAATCAACTTAATAACTTCTGCCTTTGCACCAACCCTCATGGCAACAGACCTAGCACTCTCATTAGGTTCAGTCTGAACGCCATTCAAATTATACCATTCTTTCTTCAACAAGTTGATAGATTCTTGAATGAATAATTCTGCAAATAGATTCTTATCAAATTCATAAGAAACCGAATCCCAGTCACGTTCATGGTGCCTTTCTACGGTAGCCTTTTCGATAAGATTTTTAACCAGATCATTCATTTCGTTTTCAACTCTTTAACCAGTTCGTAGTATCCATTGCTTTCCAGTGCCATTTCATAGCTGCCATCCTGACACTTTTTCCAACCATAACACTTTTGTTCAATCTGAGACATCTTTGCCAAGATTTCTTCACGAGTACGTTCAGTTACAGCGTTCATGGTTGGGTTCCTTGTTGATGGATAGAATTATAACATAAGGTTTAATCTTTTCTACCAACATAGTAACCAAATTTACTAGGAATTTTGTGATATTCTATTTTTCTCATGATGTAGCATGCCTCTTTTACCTTTACTGAACCCCAATCAATACATACAACAACGTAAAACAATGGAACAACAAACAAAAATGCAAGTATGTGAAACACATTGTCTTTTACATCTTCAATGTTAATTTTTTTAAACATCATGTGGTTCAACGGTCCTTGTCGATTGAGTCAACCTCAGAGATAGCGTAAGAAATATCATCCCATGCCTCTTTACAGTAAAGCAGAAGCTGAATTGGGTATGATGCAATGATCAGCACCTTCAACAAAAATCCCAGATGATGTTTAATCATCCATAGACACCAAGGTCTCATTTTTATTTCCTAAAAATTGTATTACTGATATGTGATAGATATGATTTTAAAATTCTTGTAAAACTTAGACAGAACTTTGGAACAATACTTCTCTATCTTCGCATGAGCATCCTTGCAATTGCTGTATAGAGTTTCTTCAAGCTGACGGTAGACCCCTTCTTCATTTTCGTACCAGAATTGTACAACGTAAGATTCGGACATACCATATGGCGACTCAGAAACTTTCATACAACCAACACAACTTGCATGTTAGCACTATTAGCATGTTCTTCCAATGATCGATTTACACAAAGACCACCATCATAAACCATTGGTTGACCAATCCATGTTAGCCATTCAATGACTTTATTTTCGTCTTTATATGCGAGCGTAAATTGTTGACTCATGATTGTTCCTTTGATAGCTCATCTAATTTGTGCCAGATATGAACACCATCTTTACATTGCCAGTTATTTTCTGCTAGATTCTGTTCGTCTGTTATGATCAGTAAACATGCAGTAATTGCAGCTTCGAATCCTTCTTGGAACGTCTGCCAATGGTCTTCCAGAAGTGGGTTGATGTACTCTCCGCTAGAGTTTCGAGGAAATGTTAATTCATGTCCAAAAGATGGCGCAGATACCTTTTCAAACAGTTCCCGAACAGTTTTATTTTGTTTCATGTTACAAATTCCTCTGGAAAAGACGATATGTAGAAGAACCATTAGACGGAACGCGATCTACACGATAACCTCTACGAACAAGAGCAGGAACAACACTGCTCCCATCCCGGTGTATTTTCCGACCATAAAAGTCACGCTATCATATCCATATTTCACTGTATGTTCCAGAGTAGCAATTAAACGTTCAGTATTGGTCATTTCCGAATTCCTTTGCGAGTGCCTGAATTATACATGAATTTTGTAACTTTTTTTAGAGACTCACAAAATTATTTCAATTCATCTGGTACATCAACTACATCACCGAATTTGGATGCAACGTAGCAGCGCATGGCTGCGATCAGGGGTGTTGGGCCGTAGGAAACCGACGGTTCGTCGTATTCGTCCAAGTTGACCAAGATGCGAGCCGACCAGTACCCTTTGTACGAAGCCTGCACGCTGATGATCTCCCGCTCAATGATCGGGCCACCTTGTGCCCAGTCGGTGGAGGGGGAATAATTACCCCAATGAATGTCGGAAAGGCTAACGTGCTTATCGGCGTAGGAGGCCACAGCCCAATCAAGTGCTGCGCGGGTCAATTCAGAGGATTTTATTTTCATTTCGTTTTCCTTTGTAAGTGACTGAATTATACACAATATTCAGACAAACACAATCAAGTAAAGAAAATAATTCCTTTTTTGTCTTTTACATATAGATGTACTTTGTCTGCTGAGTGAATCGGTGTTTTACATCCACTCTTAACAAAAGTGTTGTATTTGTAAGGGTTGTATGTCGCTATCTCGCCGGATGGCTCAGAGTAGTCAAGAGTTACCAGATCACCAACAACAAATGCATGAACATTCTTTCGTTTCTCTAGAAGAACCCGATTCCTGCCAGCCTGACTTACTTTAAAGGTACAATTGGTTAGTTCAACATAGTCTGAATGGTAGATGTCCAATCCTTTTAGTTGTCCAGTAAGTGCCTTTACGCTGAAAACCTTCTTGTGGAGGTTGAAGTAGACTGCTACTTTGATAGTCATGTCAACTAAACCGAATTTCTGACTCAATTTGAGAGTATACATAACCGGGAGTTGATGATATTTTGTCTACTATAAGTTGAATCAACTCAGCAGCAGCCATACCATCAAGAGAAAAAGAAAAGTCGAATTTCACTGTAACACAATTGTGTGCGTCATCATCCACCTGAGAATATTCATTCATGACGAATTCGTCGTAATGACTCTCAATGAATTTCTTCAGCGAGAATCCAGAATTCTTGGAAGTTTTAAATGTACCGTAGCACCTGCTCCATATTGACATGATATAACATCCTTTGTTGATAATATCGATTGTATGGTATTTCAAACAACATGTCAAATCCTTTCAATATATATTACTTTGAAGGATTCTTCACGCATTGATGCCATGTGCGGCAAATACCTTGCGAACGTGCTTTTCAAGGGAGCAAGGCGCAGTATCCATGTCAACGTACCACGACCATCCCGAAATTTCCTCGATGATGGTTTCGGTCTGCTCATCCGTCAGCGGCTTATGTTGCAAAGCCTCGCGCTCTTTCGCTGCAACAAGGGTGGCGAAGCGTTCGAGTTCATGCACCATCAGCAGATGTGGTGTTTCAATCGCCTGCTTGATGTTTGCCTCCCGCGCCATTTCAATGATTTCTTCGCGGGTCATGTTGCATCCCTTGCTGCCAGCATTGCGTCTGCATATTCATAAGCCTCTGCTGCGGCATCTCTTGGGTGTCGATTGTGTACAAGTGCTGTCAAAGCCTTCGCAGCAAAGTAGTCCCGCATGGTAATACCATCAAACTGTAGTGCAGAAGATAATTGCCCAAGTCGATCAAATCTCGCATGAGCCGGAAAAGCTGGTTGGTTAACTATAGTGCTCATTTCAAACTCCTGTTGATGTCTACATTCATGATTTATCCATTATACCACATTACCAGCATCATGAAGTATCTGAGCAACGTTCTTCAGTGCAGTTGTTTTACCTTGTTGACGAGGGCAAGACAACCCAACAGTTCTGAACTCACTTAGGTAAGCTACCTTGCTCAGATACTCGAAATTGAGGGCATGAGCATCGGTTATCGTATCTAATAGACTGAATAGCATGCCCTCATTAATCATTTACCAGTGCCGCCAAACATAGTCATGCCATGAGGAATTAGAATGGTGTTGACCTTACCTTCCTTTGCAGCTTCGGCAAGCATCAGTTGAGCCTGTGCATTCATATAAGCAATGCTCTGAGAAGAATTCTGCGCCAATGCAGCCATACGCTCGGATTCTTTCTTGGCAATCTGAACTTCGTTCTCTTTGATCTTGAGTTCATTTTGCGACCGAACATATGCGGTTGCAGCGTTCATGATGTCTGCATTGGGTGCAATGTTACGAATCTGAACCACACTAACATTGATGGCGGCATCCAGTTTTTCTTCTTTCAACTGTTGTTCTACTGTTGCTTTGATTTCAGCCTCAATCTTGGCTCGATTATCGGCGACTTCAAGTGCTTTATAACCACGTACAGCCTTGTAAGAAGCATTGTTGACCAGTGTACTCACATAGGTATACATCAGCAACATATCACCATCTAGCTCAAGAGCATGGAAACTCTTGGATTTAGTAGTGTACAACTCTGCAACACTGGATGGATTGATTCCATACACCAGAGTAATATCAAAGTCTGCAAGAGCAGAATTATCGGAAGTAAGCGGAGTTTTGTTTTCCAGCCCAACCACAATGTCTTTGACAGGGAATGTCAGAACGTCACCGACGAGTGTCTGGTTCCAGCTACCAGCAGGTAGTTCATTCCCTTGAATCTGGCGAGACATATCAACACGGACACCAACAGTACCAGACTCAATCCGAGTACAACCAACTGCTGCTACCGCAACAATACTAACCAAAGCAATTTTCAAAAATTTAATCACAGTTCTAACCTTTCAAAACAAAAGAACAAATAAACCAATCAATCCAGAAACAACACAGCTTGTTAGCAATGTTATAGCTGACCATTTTACCACAAACTTTCGCTGCTTGGTTGATAAATCCAAGAACAGAGAACCTATCGTTATCAGTATTGTAACCAATACAACAAATAATACAACTAACTTAATCATTATTTTCCTCAAAAAGAACTTCTCGAAGTCTACTGATTGCTTCGTCCCTACCTTGAATCTGCTGTGGATGTTTTACTGCACTGTTTTCTAGTGCATCCAATGCAACACGCATTATTTTACGTAATTTTTCGTTTTCGGCTTCAAGTTTCTCTATGCGTCGAAGTCTATCACCAGCCATCTTGTATTGCCACTCATGTGCTTCGCTTAGACGCTGTACTTCAAGTTGTTCTTTTCTCAGTTGTTGAATATGATCTTCATTCTCATCGCGTAATTGATTCCACTCATTACCACACTCATCAGCAGTTCCTAAATGTCCAAAAACAGACTTCCATTGGTTCAATTCGGAATACAATCTACGAAGTTCTGTAGCGGCTTGCTTGTCATATGCATTATGGAATTGTTCCAATGCATCAGCCAGACTAAGCGCCAGCGGTTTTACTGTATTGTTCATATCATTCCTATCAAATCAATCGTATGTCCAACCAAGAACTCGCATCATCTTGGTCTTGACAAGAACATTTGGTGTACGCTTAGTTCTTTCAGTATGTGTGAACCCCATCATAACACCAACCTCAGCAACAGCACCACTTCTGCATAGTCCTGCATGGCAATGGACAATCACATTTCTATTCTCATCCAATGCCTGTCTCAGAACACCAACCAACTCTGCTGCCTGTTCATCTGTTATTGCAAACTCCATCAGATTCTTATCTGGTTCAGTATCTTCTAAGTCGAGAAACTCAAACTGATGAACCCTTGCAAACTTCTTGTTCGGAACAGGGAAGTATGAAGCAGGATCAACGATCTGAATGAGAACAGCATCTTCTCCCATATCAGAATGAGAACCAGAAAAAACAGCAGACTTGCTTACGTTTTCTATAAATGACATTTATAATCCAAGCACATCTCGTTCTTCTCGTGTCAGTTTTGCTAGTGCTGCTACTCGAATCGCATACTTACGTTTTTCCTCGCTCTGACGGTGTTCTTCATCAAATACTCTCATTTCCAAATCACCCAGAGCCTCTAACGAATCTTCAGAATATGTAGGCGAGACTCGAATATCGTTTATGTGACTTTCGTAGTCGGAAATGACAAACATGGAGTCCTTGACGGAAATATCAAACCCCACTTTAGTAGCACGTTCCAGAACATTGATCAGCCGTACTGGGTACGCAGTACGGTCATTTTCTTCACGTGCTACATTAAGATAGACCCATTCTAGATTCCCAATCTTATCCATTGTTCATTCTTTCAAAAATATAGGTGTCTTGATCGTCTACTTTCACCAACAACGACGGACGACCTGCTATACCAAGCATTGCTCTCATTTTGCCCTCACACAACGAAAGTTCTCTACCTTCAACCCAAGCTCACGACCAGCGTCTTCGCACATCTGCTTTGCCGATTTTGAATCAACACTGGTATGGAACTCGCCAACAGGTCGCCAATCCATTACTTTGTTTTGATAGTAACGGTCGCCGGTCACTGCTACAGTAGTCCAAACCATCAGAATGTAAATCATTTCCACTCCCAGTAATATTCATTTATTGGATTATACACAACAATTGTTCACTCGTAAAGAGGAATCGCACCATCATCAGTAGGCGAACAATCAATCCATCCGAATGGTTCTGGTTTAAAATAACCATATGGTTCACGGTTCTTCAACATTTCGGTCCATTGCTTATCTCGTTCTGCTACTATCTCTGATGCGAAGTGCCATAGATACTCATCGGCAATAGATATCTGCTGTCCACGAATACTGTTTTTGTGCCTAGTATGTCTTATTTTAGCAACACGTTCAGCTTCGTAAAGCTGTTCTTCTGTAAGAGTTGGTGGAATTTTACTCATCATTATAAACCTTTACTCATTCCAGACTCAGGAAACCTGAACATCTGAACTAGAAATACAATCAAACAAAGAACAGATAAAACAACGTAGTCATTGAATCCAAAGTAAAGAAAACCGAATAGAGATAACGGAAAACTCAGCATATCAATCAGACAGAACAATTTTGTTAAATGCGTCATAATTTTTATCCAAATTAGAATGTCTAGCAATTTTTAGTTGTTAGAGTGTTGTCTCGTTTGAACAATTTCTTGCATCTTACAAAGCAAACCTGCATTAAATGGGTTGCCTCCACACAAACCCCATACTTGGAGGAATTTTTCCTCAGTTAAATTAGGGTTGATTGCCAACATAAGTTCTCTGGCAATTTCTTGGTTCATGATGTCTGCAACATCAGTTTCTACATTGAAAGATTTGTTCATCGTTTAACTCTGAAATTAACCAATTCAAGTTCAAAATACCAACAAACAGGTGGTTTCTTGCCTGATTTTTCGTATCTCTTATCCATTACATTGCAAGCCTTCAATTTTGCTTGGTCCTCGTCGATTGCTCTGACAGTGACAGTTGCTGTCTTCGAATCGACATAGCTGAATGTATATTTGTTTATCATTTAATTTCAAAATGTCGTTTAAATGTTGTTTGCCAATGGTTCAACAACATAATGGATTCCGTAGGTCTTTCGCTAGGATCGAAACAATGATATGCATCATCTTCCGACTGTTCCATCAACCTACACATTTCTAGAACAATCAATTCAGCGAACTTTTCTTGATCTACCTCGTATCCATCGAACTCGGGAGAACCATTAAATGGATTGTTACTCCAAACTTCTTTACGAGATTGTGTTAGTAGTTCTTCAATCCGTTTGTTCATTCCATTCCTTTACCAATTTTAGCAGCAGCACGTACGATTGCACGGCGAATGTTTGCGTGAAAATCGTCTAGACAAGGTTCTTGTACGGAACAAATTTCCACTCCATTTGTATCGTAGACACGGACGGAAACAAGCATATTTCCATATTCTTCAAAACAGTTGGCTTGAAAAACAATATCCAACCGCAACGCCAGCCGCAACGCATCACCATCATCAGTTAGTGGATCCCAAACATATGGAACATACAACCAAGGTTCAGGTTTGCTTACATCCGCGTTTAGTAATGGCTGACCGTTTGCTGAAAAACCTCGCCATGGATAACCAGCAGCTTTAGCAGCCAGTTCAAGTAGTTCATTATCATTCATATCTTCACTCATTTCTTGGTCCCAATCATTTCAGCAATTCGACGTTTAAGTTCTTGACGATACTCATTGTGCCACCCGAGTTCAAATGCAGGATTGCGCAGAGCAAACTGGTTAGCACGAGCCAAATGTTTCTGAAGTTCAGATATGCTCTTGCCTTCAAAGTGTTTGGGGTCTGTTGGACTCCAATGTTTTAGCTTAGATGTATCCATGTTTTGCTCCTGAGTCGGTATTATAGCTGGTTTGTACTAACTATGTCAACTATTTTTAAACATGAGCAAATTTAATGCATTCGACCATACTCAACCCCAATGGAGAATACGATAAAAGAATACACCAACAAAATCACTAAGTTGTACCACATATTCAAAGCCCAAAGTATGATTTTAGCACTTTGTTATACAATGCCCTCTCATGTGGTGGAAGGTCTGTCCTACAAACAATTGCAAACATACATTCCCGCACAATCAACTCAGCAAACTTATCAACAAAATCTTTGTTGTATTCAATGGTCACTGGATATCCATCAGGACTCTGGTGACTTGCTATTTCAGCAAGTTCGTGTATTCGTTTATTCATCATGTTACATATCCCTGTCACCGAGACTAAACTGAAAACGTTTGTGGGTGGGACAATAATTCAACTTTCCGTGAAATCGCCATCCTAGCTTATAACCATCTCGTTGATTACCGTTCCAAACAGCATCACATCTGACGCAATGATACGGAGCATGGTGGTGCCTCATTACTCGATCCTGTAAAAATGCTCTGATATCTTCTCATCAACGGAAATCAAAGGACCACCGAGTTCCAGAGGCGCGTCTCTATATTCGTCCTCAATGATCCGTCTAGCATCTTCGATGATTCTAACAGCGAAATTCTCTATGTTTTTTACTGTATTGAGTTCGCTCAAGTTTCCATCAGTTGTGACAATAAAACATTCGTTGATTAACTGGTTCATTCGTTCATTCATATTTCAACCATCCTATAAGAGTCCATTGAGTCACGGAATACTGTTGACTCATAACATAATGATTACACGATTCTATCAGAAATGGGTTGTTCGGATCATCAAACCGCACACCATGTTCAACACAAAATTCTCTAAATTGTTCTTCACTGTCGAATACCTTGGAAGGTTCGCTGATTCCATTCCAGACAAAGATTTTTCTCCAGCGACCAATGTCTCTGGGTGTGAATCTTAGTTTTGTTTTTGCTGCCAAAGTTTCAATAGTCATTGATCACGACATCGAAAAGTATTGTTCTATTTCTTTCCCGATATCGGCTCGATAGTGATACAGAGTTCTTCCAAACCGATCTTTTTCATTCCCATCACTGAAATGTTCTGCAATAGCAATACATTCCCTAACAATCAACTCGGCGAACTTTTTATCGTGGATTTCTCCAATTTCGTCAAGAGACAATGTTCTATTATGAACACGGCTGAGATGTATAGCTTCAGCAATTGCAAAGGATTTAGCAAAAGCGGAGAGAACTCGAATTCGTTCATTCATTTTTCATCTCTGCTAATTTACCAATACTGAATTCTAATTCAACCCAACGTCGATCTAAAGAATCACTCCACGCACGGTCCCCGCTGTAGTATGCTCTTTCACTAACTTCGTCGAGTACTGCCTCAACAATTAACTCAGCGAATTTTTCTAGGAACTTCTTTGGGATAACACCATAGATCGGTTCAGGAAGCATATCAGCACCTATAGTAGTTTTTCTGTAGTGCGTTCCAGCTTGATTAGCAAGTTCTTCAATCCGTTCATTCATAAAGTTCTTTCAGTAATTAACGCACAGGGGTCATGAAACCATCATCCCACTCAGAAGCCATTCCAGAGTATTTTTTGATTGCTTCTGTTTCTTCAACATTTCTAAGACACTCACGATATCCACACTCGTAGACTCGTTCCATAAGAGGTCGAAATAACTCTGCATGAGCGAACCCACCATCCTTCAAACCTTGGATTGCACTTGCAACCACGTCATCTTTGTAGTTCATTGTGTTACCTTATCAACCAAATTTTCAGCAATTTCGACAGCAAACTGTCTAGCCATTTCGTCTATCTCGTCCTTCTTACCTCGTACATTATTAACAAACATCCAGAGGTCTGCATTTTTCTCGCAATGTCTGATGAACCAATCCCATGTAAAATTAGAAGCACGGTACTTCGGATTGGTGAACATAGCAAATTCTCCTGCTACATTGGCGTAGCAGATGTTGGCAATCTGTAGTCGTTTCTTTTCGCTGATCATAGTATTTCACATTATATCAAAGGTTTCACGGATTCTGTCAGAAATTTGCTTTGGTGTTGCATCATACCAACACTCAGCAATACAATCATGCACAACTCGTTTTGTAAATCTTTCTAGGAATACTTCAAATTCTTCGTTTGTATTCCATCGCTCGGAACCTAGACCAGATTCTACTGCAAGTTCTTTGATTCGTTCATTCATTTTGATCCATCCTCTGTCCAGAATTTTTTGCAATCAGGACAGGTAAATTCTGTCCAGTAGTAGTTAGACGAAGGGTCGTAGTTACCAGTATTTGCTCTATGCTTCTTTTGAACATTTGGGTGCCCACAGGAGTATTGAAGCTCTTTCAGTTGTTGGTTGTACTTTTGTAGGGCGGATTCTATTCGCTCTCGCTTTTTGGAGATTGCATTCATCACTTAACCCCATCTATTTCTTTGATTCGTTCGTTCATCATTCAACTCCGAAATGTTTTTGAACATTCTTTTTGGTCACATCAACAAAATGTGACATTCGTTTAGCATCATCTAAACTAACAAAAGGACTGTTCTTTGCTTGTTCAACCTGTTCCAGACATTCCCGAACAATCAGTTCAGCAAACTTCTCATCTATTAGTTCTACCCTGTCTGCTTCTTCAGGGAGATATTCGTAATCATGCTCTACCAGATTACGTGCTTGTTCAGCAAGTTCTTTGATTCGTTTGTTCACTTATTCCACCCAAAAAATGTTGATACTACTGTTGCAATTTTAGCCACGACTAGGACAGGGATTAGAAGCGGATAGTCGTACCACTTTTCTTTTCGATACTTGTATCCCATCGTGCTAAGGAAGAACCAAAAACTGATTATAGTCCAAGCAACAAGAACAATCAACATCATTCAATCTCTCCAGTGATCCAACCACAATCAGGAGTGCCACAACTTGTTCCAGACCATTCATCATTGCATTTTGGACAGTATTCAATTTCGTTATCGAACTCAACTCCGAAATGTTCAGCAATTCTATCAACTGCTTGCTCAACATAATATACACCGTCTTCTGGTGTACTCATATAGTCTGGACTGGCAACTTTCATACATTCCTTGACAATCAACTCGGCGAACTTTTCTAAATTTTTAGCGGACATATAAACTTCTTCGGTATCTCGTGGGAAGTAATCTTGACTAGATGACTGCTTATAAAGTTCTTTAATTCGTTCGTTCATTTCATTCACCTACTTTCTCGCAAGATTTTTCAACATCATCTATATGGTCGCGGATATTCTGAAGTTCTGAACGAATTTCATTTAGTATCATCAGAAAGTCTTCAGGAGTCTTTGGATTCGACATTTGGTGATTGTTAATTTTGTCCATGGATTGCGGTAAGATTTTTTCTTACTGCCATGCTTCCCCACAATTCCAACGCAGTGCTTCCTTTAGCAAGAACACTGCCATTATATACAACTTGTTTACTCATTTTAAAAAACACCAAAATGTTGTTTCACTGCCTCTGCAAATCTCTCGCTAGGTTTATAGTTTAGATTACTAGGATCACGTTGAGACAAGCAAACCTGTACGCATTCTTTCACAATCAACTCAGCAAACTTTTCAAATAATTCTAAGTCCTGAAATCCTACCGCTGGATGGCCGCTCGCAATGCCCATTGGACCCGGCATATATGCACCAGCCTGTTTAGCAAGTTGGTTAATTCGTTCGTTCATCATTCAACTCCATATCCTTGTAATCAACATCTTCTAGCAACTTGGCTATTGTTGATAAATTGTGTGCCCAGACACCGCCTTCTATTGTTATCCAGTGCTCATCTAGCTCAATACTGTCACCAACAATCACTTCATATTTGATGTTATCAGCACCGGGCAACCCAGCCTCCATAAATGCAGCAATGAATTTAGCGCATTGTTGGTTGTCGTAGAACCTGAATTGTAAATCCCAAGTGCAGATACTGGCTCTGCCGCGAATAGTTGGCCCATATGTCATTCTTTAACTCCAAAATGTTTTTTCAATACGCCCTTAAACAGTTCTGTATCATTAGCAGAAATGTTATTTGATGCTTTATACCCAACTTCGTCAATCTTGGCAAGAACTTCATTGAGCAGTAGTTCTCCAAACTTTCTTGCATTAACAACACTTTCATGATCGGGTGTGATTGCGCCTGAAGGTAATTTATCCCAACCGATTAAATCTGCCTTCTTTGCAAGTTCAAAAATTTTATCGTTAACCATCATTCAACCCCGAAGTGTTCGTTAAAAAGCAATATCATCGTCCCAACAATCAGGAGCAACAAATTGTTTTGTCTCAGGTGCTACATAATCAGGATTGGAAAAATTATTAAAAACATCTTGATAGTCTCCACGCAACCGGTCTTGGTTCTGTGTGAGTATACTGTAGCGTGTTAGGTCAGAAAAGTGACCTGTAGGAGCACCATACACAGTAATGTACCCATTCTGGAATTTACCATTCCATGCCCCATTAATGACATAGAAGTTAAAGCTGTCTTGATTATCCAGATTGTCTACTTTCACCAACAACGACGGACGACCTTCTATACCAAGCATTGCCCTCATTTTGCCCTCACACAACGGAAGTTCTCTACTTTCAAACCAAGCGCGGCGGTCAGCCACTCATCGCGCTCTGCCTCTTGCTTTGCAAGGATGGCGTCTTTTTGTGCTTTCAAAAACTCATAAGTGTCAGTCATTTCATTCTCTTTCCAATACATGCTGCTGCACGGACGATTGCGCGGCGAGTGACCATGAAACGGTCTTCACCGGGTTTGTACCACTCGACATAGATAGGATCGTCGTCTGTTTCGCGCCAGATTTCGACCATACCGAGTGTAGGATGTTCTCCATCAAGACCATCACTATCGGTTGGGGCAAAATCGTTTACCCAAAACCGCAGACTCACAGCCAGCCGAAACGCATCTCCGTCGTCACCTAACGGATTCCAGATAATGTGAGTATTGCTGTCTTGATGCTTCCAGTAATCCGGTGCAATAAACTCACATCCATCTGGTATTTCAATCCCAGCAGCTTTTGCAGCCAGTTCAAGTAGTTCACGATCAGTCATGTTTGGTGTTAGCATGTTATTTCTTCATTAATAATCGCAGATTATACAAGCATAAGTCGGAAATGTCAACAAAAGAATAATGTTTGATTTTTGATTGGTAGCCAAAATTCACCATAAAATCTCTGGGTTTGTTGATAGGTTTCTAACCAGACAACATATTCCACATTATCGTTGTCTGTTGTCGTAACAGGAAACCAAGCAAACTTCCGTTTGTAACGAATATCTCCAATAGCAGCTTCATCCTTTGTTTTGCGCCACCTCACAATTTAACTCCAAAATGTTCTTCAACTGCATCAGCAATCATATTAGATTCCAGTTCAATATCTTCAAGAATTCCGACACGGTTGATTCGACGGACACATTCCTTAATCAACAAATGAGTAAATGCTCTGAATTCTGGCTCATCCCAATGCCCAACACCAAACATATCCGGTTCATAACCAGCCTGTTGAGCAAGTTCTTTGATCAGATTGTAGTGGTGCGAATTCATTTTCCGGTTGCTTTAGCTATGGCTGCGCTGGCATTTTCAGCAAGAGAACGCTTGTGCGGTGGCAACTGATCCCATGCCAATCCACGAAAGATTTCTTTCAGTGCCTCTAGCAACTCTGGTGCTGCTGCAATCAACTTAGCATCTTCATCTGAAGGCTCATCGAGAAAAGTTGCTACAACTTCACCTGCACTGCTGATTAGTTCGCCACAATAGCCTTCAACAAATTCATATCTCCATGTACCTTGCGTATAGTTACTCATTGTTTTTCCTTTCTTGGATGCGCCTTGCTCGGATGTCGGCTGCTGCGTTGCGGAGCGTTTCTGTCCCTTCATCGTCATACCACTCCACAATGCGAACATCGCGCTCCCAGTCATCGCGCCAACTGAGGACGCCTCTAACTGGCGCACTCGACCCCCAAGGCCCAAGCGGGATGCCTGCACTTTCTAATTGCCGCCGGACGGCGAACTGAAACATGGCTTCGGATCTTGTTGTGGCGACCAGATGGTGTATATCAAGTTCAACGCGGATCATACACACCTCACTTGGCTAGAGCGCAAACCCAGATTTGGCGCAGTCGGTGTAGTAGTCCGTTATGGCTCGATCACGAGGGTCAAAGCCACCGTCGCTCATAATGTCTGTATAGATCATCTTATCGGCTTGAGCTGCGCTCCTTGCTCGGATGGCGGCGGCGATGGCCTCGGCGTGGACGTTGTATCCAATCCATCGGGCCTGTTTCTCCGCATCGACAGCGCAAGCCTCCCGCTCGGCTGCTGCAATCTGTCTAGCAAATTCCAAAATGTTATGAAGTTCATCCACCTCAGGGTCGGTAAGAGCATCTTGGTTTTTGTAATGACGAAGCAGAACTGCACTTCGCAATCCTACATCTGCTGCTATTTTAAATACTTCTTCAGTTTTCATATGTGACCTTGTTGCTATCAACCCAGACAAACCCTAACAGAAGGTGACACATTACTCGGTGCAACCAAATTGGTTTATTTTTAAACCAAATTTGCAATCCATTATCGCCACCAATCTGGTAGCCTCCTGCAAATACTGGGTTAGCAATTCTGGTAGAAATGTTTTCAGTATTAGTTTCTTTAACAAGCATCACTTAACTCCGAAATGTTCTTTGATTGCAATCCTTCGTTGATTATATTCGCAACACGATCAAGGTTTTCGTATTTTGTAATACCTTCTGGTACAGGTACATAGAATTTCTCACCATCTTTCATGAATATAATAGTATCTGTGTTGGTGCTTACCACCAAAACCTTTGAGACTTCTTCTGGTGTGATACATAAATTATTACTTACTTTAACAAGCATTACTTAACTCCGAAATGTTCTTTGATTGCAAGACCCACTGAAAAACTACCCTCTGCTTGACTGGTGTAACCAGCTGCATTGAATTGGTTTTCATCAATCTGAGCAAGTATCAGACATTCTTTCACAATCAACTCTGCAAACTTTGACAGTTCATCTTCCCAGCACTCAACAAATGATCTCATTGGAGTTTCTGTAGGATCATATGTAAACTCTATGCCCACTTGTGCAGCAAGTTCTTTAATTCGTTTTTTCATTTGTAATCTACCTTTTCTAACATACGGATTGGTGATGCATGACCATCGGATGACATAACACAGAGCCAGAACCCACTGTGGTAGAGACTCATACCACTGGGAATGTAGCGAACAACAAAACGATCCATCATCTTATTCACCTTTGTTTCAACCTATGAGTCAATTATAGTTGGTCACTGAATGAATGTCAACCAAATCTTCAGATTATTTCTCTGGCTTTGTATGCGGCTGGGGTGCGGTGTAGACCGGTAAGATGCTGATGGCTGTGTCTGGATAGATGCCAGCAAGCTCTTTGCTGAACTGCCATTCATACGGGCCTTTGACTGTGTGCTGCGACACCCGTGTTGCAAGGGCTTCTTTTATGGCGATGACTGCCGCTCTCTTTTTAGATGCTGCTCCGCGTTTAATGTACTTGTGCTTCTCAACGCATCTAGCGCCAGCTTCAGCGTGTCGATGTTATTCTCCGTAGAAGTACAGGCCGTTCTTGATGTGGAGTCGAATCCAGTAGGTAAAGTGACGATTGCCAAACTTGTGACGATACTTCCGCATCAGATGATCAGCCATCTTGAATTCGTTGTAATTGATAGCTTCCACTACGCGGTCGACTGCTGTTTTGACTTTCATCATCTACTCCTGTGTGTTGCTGTCTATGTGTAGATTATATGACCTTTTGACTAATTAGTCAACCAGTTGGGTTATCACTCAGAACACCATTGCACCAATGATAGCCACTACGAAACCTGTTAGCGTAGCTAAAGCCCATTCTGGATTCATCACTCAACTCCGAAATGTTCTAAGATAGCGTCACAGCATTCCATCGATGCAATAGATCCTTCAGACATATCTTTATAATTGCGGCTGTATATTCGTTCACATACATCTGAACACTCCCGCACAATCAACTCGGCGAACTTTTCTATATTTCCTTCACCGTAACCCAATCGGTCAATTGTACAACCAGCTTGTTCAGCAAGTCGTTTAATCGGCTCGTTTACTTGAATCTGTTCAAGAAATTTTTCAATTCGGGCGAGTCGTTCATTCATTTTGATCCATCCTCTCTCCAGAATTTTTTGCAATCAGGACAGGTAAACTCCGTCCAGTAGCAGTCTGCTGAAGGGTCGTAGTTGCCTGTGCTTGCTCTATGCTTCTTGTGAACGTTTGGGTGTTCACAAGAGTCCTGCAACTCTTTCAGTTGTTGGTTGTACTTTCGTAGAGCAGATTCTATTCGCTCTCGCTTTTTGGCTACTTTATTCATCCCGTACCCCTAGCTGCTGCTTCATCAGTTGTTCCTGTTTATTGCTGTCTATGCGTGTATTATCAGTCGTTTTGGGCATCCTGCAAGTGTGATACGTCTTCATGGTCTGCACATACTTGCCACCGGCCTGCTCACAACGTTCCTTCTCAGAGGTCAAGCTAGGATTGCTGGTAATGCCCACGAAGACCAGGATCAGGAACACTACCAAACCGGGCCAACCGAGTACGACGTCATACACTTTGTTCATGTCTTTTCTCCTGCCCGTGCGATGTCAGCCTTGGTTGTCTGCCTCACAGCGATTGCGTTGCCCTTCCATACAGCCCATGCGTCACGCAAGCGAATACGCCAGTAGAGCGGTGGATATGACAGTGCAGGCTCCCAGTGCTTGCCATCTGGCGATGACTGATTTGGGTTTTGCAGTAAGTCTTTGATGGTCATCATGTCTTTTCTCCTGTCCGTGCGATGGCGGCTCGGGCAATGTCGCAGCACTGTCGTGCATCTGGGCCAGTATTGGCTATTAAATCTAGCGCTTCGCGCAGCGCCTCGTTCTCAACATGAAGCCTGCGGAGTTCTGTGGCGGCTTTCATGTGTTGCTCGCCGTAGAACTTCCATGACCGTTCAAGCCAGTCAGCCGACGCAATCGCTAGCGGTTTTTCAGTCTTATTCATGTCATACCTTCTTTCTTTCGTTTATTCCTGAGTTCTTCATTGTCAAACAAAATCGTAGGAAGTTTCGGACTGACCAGCCTTACCGAAGATAATTCCGAGGCTCTGGTTGTTGACTGCTAGCGCATTGTATACCTTGACAGCAATCTCGCTATCTTCGGTTTCCAAAAACATAGTTCCGTTGAAGAAGTAAGCCCTCTTGTTGGTAACGCTCTTAACGATTTCCAAACAACGCTGTTCAAAGCCCATCATAATATATCCTTTGTGTATGATGACTGAATTATACAGAGACAATTCAAAAAGTCAACAGATACAGAAAGAAAATTTAAAACATTGAATGGTGGGATCGATCAGAGTCGAACTGATATCTGCGCCATTATGAGTAGCGAGTCTTGCCTTTAGACGACAATCCCTAATAATTTGGTCCGGGATGAGAGAATCGAACTCCCATTAAGGGCTTAGAAGACCCCTGTATTATCCATTATACGAATCCCGGTAATTTTATTTCTAAACTAAATGATTGCCTACTTCGATTGCATTCTTTCGGCACAGTAAGAGATTGTCGCATACAGAATCTATGCACTCTTTTTAAACACTACGGAAATCGAATCCGTACATATAAGGAATAAGAACTTCGAATGGATTCAGCACTCTGTATTCAACCCCATGGTACCAACCTGTTTGACTGTTTTTAATCATCAATTATAACAGTCTTTCATTTTCAAATTCTTTGCACTCAACTCAAATTTTTGAGTAGTCAAATCTTCACGCACACATTTAATTTTTCCAGTTTTCACATTTTTGCCAACTATCAACACATTTATGCCATTTGCCCATTTGTGTTTGAAATTTTGTATTACGTAGCTTTTGACGTTGGTAGTTTCTGTGTTCATGTATCAATTATAACATGATATACATCAATTGTCTACACAGTTTAAGATTTTTTTGCTCCCCGACTTGGATTTACACCAAGATCTACAGTTTATCAGGTCTGTTGCTCTACTAACTGAGCTATCGAGGAATATCATAAAATTGGCTCCTCGACCTGGGCTCGAACCAGGGACCTACGGATTAACAGTCCGTTGCTCTACCAACTGAGCTATCGAGGAATATGCTACTTGTAGGATTTGAACCCACGACCTACGCATTACAAGTGCGTTGCTCCGCCATCTGAGCTAAAGTAGCGTTTCTTGTGTATATTATACCATAGTTTTCTTGGAAGAACTGATATTGGTAAAATATTTTAAAACATCATGCCAAAAACCAGACCCTGCTGATACCAACAATCCAACAATAACAGGTGACAAAAAAGCATTGAAGTTTGCATCAATTAACTCAATGTGATTTGAGTTGTTAATGCTGTACATTATAGCACCTGTTACCATTGCTAGAACTTGGTATACAAATTTGCGCTTAGATGCGTCTGGTAGTTTATCATCTAATTGAAATCCATTTATGATGATTTCATTAGAACGTTCAACTGCAACAGAAATAATACCAATGACAGTAGCTAAATGAATAATGCTTGATAAATCCATCTCAGATTCCAAAATATTGTTTAAGTGTTCGTGTCATTGATTTAGCCATATAATGTTCTATATCTGAAATATGTATCCATTTATATCTATCAATTTCGGGTAAAAGAATTCCATTTTTATAGTATGTTGAAGAACAGCTGCACAAACGCATATCAATAGTATCAACACACCATTTGTATAGATGCAATGATTTCACAACATTGTATTCAAACATCCCCAAATCAATTAACTCTGATCTAGGTACATCTATATTGAATTCTTCCGATGTTTCCCTGATTGCACATTCTATATGACTTTCATTGTGTTCAACTGTACCCTTTGGTATATCCCAATGAGTATTACCACTTGAATGTCCTATCAAAATATTATGGTTAGAATCAACAATCAAAATCCCACATGACACAGTTTTCATATTTTATATGTTTTAGCATACAATGCTTCAACCAACTGCTGGTTTACATTGTTATTTTCTACAAATATTTCAGCTAACCATCGACCATATTTATCCGGTCTATAAGTTTTCAATGTAACATTTTTATTTAGCACCATGGATTGTAGCTGAGTTTTCGATAGGTTAGCAGCAACTCTTTCTTCAGCAACAACTGACCGCAATTCTGGAGTATCTATACCATACAACCTGAACCTGATCTTGCTTTGAATGTTAAAACCAAGATCAACAAGAGCATCAATGGTGTCACCATCAACTACATTTGTTATTACTGCGTTGTATCTGTACAGAGGATTCATTTAAATTGCGCCTGAGCTCTTTGTGATGTATCCATTGCCGGAAGCAAGGACACATCCTACATTGTTTTCTGAATCAATTCCAATCAATGTCCATGTTTGTGTCTTATGATTAGCAAACATAACATATGATAGTTTCAATTTTACGTTTTGACCAATAACGATTGGTGTCTCTGAATATTGGGACAGACCCTTTCGGATTGAACTAATATCCAAGCATTCAACTTCTATATTGACTGTTTCGGCATTTGTAATGCTTGGAATACATGCACTAATAGCCAAAACACCTGCAATAATACCACGTTTCATATCATTCTCCAGTTATAAACACCAGTATACGATATCACATAATAGAAGTCAAGTACCTATTGAAAGAATCATCTTGGTTTTTGACAGATTGTCGAACAGGCATTATATTTTGCGCGTTGTTATTGGTTATATTGTTAATAACAGGTGCAATCTTTTGCTGCGTTTGTTGTTTTTGGGTTACAGTCTGTTTAGATTCTAAACTTGCTAACTTATTGTCTAGATACTTTGTCTCAGTTGAAATCCTAGCATTTCTGGATTCATTTACTAGATTGTCAAACCCTAGAAAACTACCTACCTTCTCAATTCCTCGAGGAATTGCGGATTCTACCTTTTCTATCGTGGATGCGCGCTCCCAATTCTTATCATCCTGTTCTTCATTTACTACATTCTTACCAACACCAAAGCTACCAATAGCAGTGTCTACACCCATACCAACAGCAGCTGCAATAAGAGCTGGTGCTGATGCTTTTGCAATTTTACCAACTTTAGACCATAACCCACTACTCTTTACAGGCGGAGTAGTTGGTTTTGGTGTACTACCTTGAGGAGTAGGTACATCACTGGGTGCTTTATTGGGCACTGAAACATCAACAGGTTTAGTTGTCTTATTAGGTACTGACCCATCGCTAGGTGTCTTATTGGGAACTGAGACATCAACAGGTTTAGTTGTCTTATTAGGTGATGTACTAACAGTAGTTGGTTTTGGTGTACTACCTTGAGGAGTAGGTACATCAATTGTTGGTATGCTACCAGCTGACTTCTTACCAAAAATCAATTTCCCAGCTGCAGCAGCTGCACCAGCCACTGCTGTTAATGCTTTGCCTACTGGTATCTTTTTAATCAAAGACATAAGTGCAACAACTGCGCTTCCTAGAGCTGGAAAGATGCGCAATAATGGAGAAGCAACACCCATAACCTTTTTGAAAACGTTTGTGAGGGAACTCAAAACATTTTTAAACCCAAGTATATTGGCATCTTTATCAAACAGCTTATCAATAAATGATGGTCTATCACCCTTTGGTGATTTTACATTTGGTTGAATATCGCTTATCCTCTTTGGATTCTGTAAACTTTCAAGTGTTTCTTCTTGTGTTGAAATCTTTTCCGGTTTCAACATCTGCTTAATGTTTTTGTTTGTATCCGCTAATACTGACAGTATATTGGATAACAAGGACTCAACAGGTGATACTTTCTTAGGTCCTATTTGTTTCACTGTAGATTCAGGCGCACGAAATTTACTAGCACTTGTGCTTTCTGATTTCTGTGCTGGAGTTATATCTGCCTTATCAATAAGGATGCTTGCTGTAGGTGGTGTAGGTGCAGACGTAGTGTCAGCATACCCTGATGTGTATTTGGAAAATGTAGACGCAGTTTCTGGCTTACTGAATGAATTTTCAATAGCAGACTTAATATCATCCAATTTGTTTATTTGGATGGTAGAATCAATATGATCTAACTTTCTGTTATTTTTGATATCTAATCGAAGAAGTGTTAATAATTCTTCACTGGAGTTGTTTGCAGCTTTACCAATACCAATAACAGTTTCCAATAGCTGCTGGTGTTTTTCTAATTGTTGAACAACGAGATTTGGTGCAGCATCTCTATTGGTCTCAATACCAATGATAGTTTCCAACAGCTGTTGGTGTTTTTCCAATTGTTGAACAACTGGTTTGGTAATCGATTCTGCGTTTGTGCTGCTATCCTTAGCGATAGCTTCAAGAAGTGTGTATTGCTTTTCCAGTTGCTCAATAACAAGCATAGGCGAGTCACTGCCTTGAACTCGGAGAGGTTCAGCTTTAGCAATAACTTCAAGAAGCGCATATTGTTTCTTAAGCTGTTCAACAACTGGATCAGACATTTCCTTTTCAGGACTCTTGAACAATGACTCAAAAGAACCCAGCAATGAATCTGTCAACTGAGTCATACCACGAGTAACAAAGTTGTTACCGAAAGCATTAAATGCAGACATCTGCACATTCGAACGCATGTTTGTAACATTGTTCAGCCGAGATTCTATACCTGCAAGTATCTCAGCAATTTTTTGATTTTGATTCTGTTGCTTTTGTACAGTCAATGGGTCAACGCCCGATTGCTGTGGTGCCATTGTAGTGTTAGGTAATGCCATCGTTATTCTTCTTTTTCTCTACACTTTCAACTATTAATGCGAAATATACTTCTCGTTCAAATGGCATCATATCCTCAATAACATCAAGTGACATATTAAACTCAGACATAAGTTTATAGTTAAGTCTGTAATATGACTCTAGTGATTCATGAACTAGCGCCAAATCGAAAAAAGTTATGCAGGCCCTCCAATGTCCTGCTTTGTTCATGTCCACAATTACTACATGTAAATTTTAAAGTATGTGATAGTTCAGGTATACTGTCAACAAATTCCTTTATTGCAGATACTTGTACTTCATTCATGTTCTCAATCCACGCAACAAATTCTTCTTCAGTATAGTCAGACTTCTCATATACAGAATCAGCATCATATACACTTTCAATTAATGTATACAACATCTTTGTTGATCGATCATCACTGTCCGACAAATCAAACACATCAGTAACAGTTGGTAATCTAAAAATAATACCAACATCATTTGTGATCTTAACGTTTGTCTTGATATCAGTTGTATCAATTGATACATCACTAAGTGACATACTAAGCACTAGTTCGTTTTCACATTTCTCACAAACATCTTGAAACTTAACTTCTGGTCCAACTGATGCAATACGAATCTGTACAAAGAAGTATGCTAGGTCAGCAGTTGGAATTTTACTAAAGTCCAATGTTCCACTGGTACAAGATTCTAGAACACTCTTAATCGTTTCAAGCACAGTATCTGCGTCTTTAGATTCTTGTGCAAGCAATAATGCTTTTTGTTCCTTGATAACAAATGGTCTATACTTGACCTTTATCTTGCTGATAGGTAGTTCAACAACAAGAGTTGGTGCAGATATTGTAGGTAATGTTTTCTTCATATTCACTTCAAATTCAAATTACTGAGCATGGTTTGTAGGTCAGTTGTTGTACCCACAAACACTGTATTATTGTTTACGACACCATTATTTATGGGTTGTTGATCATTTTGATTTAATGCAACACTTTTTTGTATCTTTGCTTTCCGTTCATGAACATCCAACAGTTTGATAGCAATATCGGAAAGATTACCTAGCATACCATTTAGAACTTCAAATGATCTAGGAGATTCTTCTGCTACTGCAATTCGTTTCAAATCTTCAAATGCATCTTCACCATGCTTTAACAGTTTATACAATGTATCACGAACTGCATCCGCATCTGCTTCAACGCTTGACTCCATAGGTTGTTCAGTAATCTCAACAATCTCAGTAGGTCTTCTCGATGTATCAACAACGTCTTCAACATCAAATGTTGATGCCAATGACGTAAATGTTTTATTTGTTTCTGTCACAGAATAATGCCTTTAAGTTTACCTATCACACTACCAACACCACTAGAACCAATTACACCATCAATGGTTTGTGTAACAGCTTTATCAATACCAGTCTTACCAATAATATCAAACACTTTCTTGGTACCAGCATTCAAGATCATGGACTTGATTGCATCTTTACCTGCACCTGAACGTATTAACTGAATCATATCCCATGCGTTCTTAAAGTTCTTTAGAGGATCACCAGGTATTACAATGTTTGGATCGACTTGTGGGATTTGATATGATTCCCATGACTCATATGTAAAACTAACTCTAAATGTTACAGGCATTCTTGAATCAACAGATAGTTGAACATCATCAACAATTTTAGGATATACATTGTTGAGTATTGTTACATATGTAACATTCTTGGCATTATCCACGTTGTATATCGCCATCTGATCTGCTGTATATGAAATAGGATACCTAAACATGCCACCTTTACTGAGAACTGGTGCCATTGTCCAGTCATCAAAAAACTTCTTAATAGTCATGTTTGAGTCACTATACATAGTCATTGTAACTGACCCATACATCTTATCATATACAGCTTCACGATTGAGACCTGCGTCCTTTACCATCTGTGTTGCTAATGCAAACTCAGGTATTGAAACACTTTCAATATAGAATGGTATTGTCTCCAACACACTGGTTGATTGTGCTAGGTATACTGGAGGTATAACATTGCAGAAGAAATGCGACGACTTGGCAACACCATTGCGTTTTATGGTTGAAACAAACTGGTTAAATTGTGTCATAAGTATTTGCTTGTATCTGACCAAACAACTTGTTTATTGATGTAAGACATTCCTGTACCTGTGTTGAAACGTTCAACTGGTAATAGAACTGCATTGAACCACTGTGTTGCTGGTATAAAAAGGAATTGTGACTGTACGTGATCTTTACGATATCGTTTGACAGCAGCATCAACTCCACGATATCTGCTGATTCCACTAATATATTGCCATTGTAGAGTTAATCGTGTTTTCTCATTGACTTTTGTGTTTGTAGAGAAATCCATTAGGCTGTTCAACAACGTTACTCTAACCTTAGGTGGCAAGTAATGGAAATTCAATCCAGTGAATGTTTCTGCGTCTTGTGAAAAAGGAATAACCAATGGAAACGTATCATAGTATGGTAAGTCTTCTATACCCTTTGGGTGGTAGAAGTATAGGTACATTTGACCTGGAATAAAGTAATCCTGCCGTCTAGCAGTATTAGACATTATTGAGTTGGGTGATACTGCATCACCCAAATACTTTATTTGATCAGCGAACCATTGCTGACTCTTCCTAACAGAGTCTCGTCCATAGGTTCTTCGTTTTGCTAATTGGTCTAAATTTATACGTGCCATAATACTATTTAGTACAATTAATCAAAATCTAATGTCACTTTTTCTTCTGCATCCCAACCTATAGATTCCAAAATACCATTCAATGGTTTAAGGAATGCTTTTTCAAATTGAGTTTTGTAATCAATGTATTGGTGTAGGTTAAACTCATCTGGTAGTTTGTTAACATATGCTATAACGTTCTCGTGGATTGTATTAGGCATCTTGAGTGCAACAAACTTTACCTTGTCGCCATCGTTAATGAGTTGGTATTTGTTATCTAGACCTAGACGTTTCACTGTATGGTTATACAACAATGATCCACGAACATGAATAGGACATCCTTTAACATAGATGGATGCACTATTACTGTATGTAGTCATACCATTTACACCACGGGGAAATGATACCTCTGTATAGTCACATGCAAAGAATGACTTCTTGATGTCTTTCACTTTTCTTTGCAGCTCAACTTCTGTACTGGACAGACATAGCTTCAGTGAATCCTTTAGAAAGTCTTTAACAACAGATGGAGTTGAAGATCGAACAATCTCAATACCCATTACTTTCATTTTGGGTTCTTCATATCGTACACCTTCAGTATACAAAATATCAAATGCATAGCGTTTCTTTGCAACGAAAATAATGGATGGACCAATACACTCGAGCTTAAAGAATATTTTGCATTTGTCTACACCTAGCGTATTAGCAAACGTTGTTAGCTTCTTATTCAGTGGAGGTGATAGAACATCAACTACAAACTTTTCTAGTTTATTAACAATCTGATGTTGATCTAGTCCTTTACATTGAGTATCAACAAATGATTGTACTGTAAAATATTGTGAGTTGTGTACTAGGATATCGTTAGCAAAGAAGTTATGGTTATCATCAACTTCAATGTCATATACATCAATCTCCTGGATACCAAGGTCAACAATTGTATAAGTTGATGTTCTAGGTATCAACTGCATATCAATGCTTATAACAACATCATCATTCAACATGTTAGCTGGACTAGCTGACAAGTATTCTGTTCCACGCTTAACAATCACTGAATGATCTTCGGTGACAATAACAGATTTTCCACCTACAGTAATTTCATACATTCGCTTAGTCACGCGATGTTTCATTACATATTTGATTTGCTTCTGTTCAATACGTTCAGTCGTTGTATTGAATGATTTTGTTAGTATATTATCAACTGGCTTTACAAAGTTTCGAGTATTGACATCTTCATGAACACAATCTGTAGTTATTGAGTCATACAGATCTGAGATTCTCATAAGTTGATCATTAACATACACTAATGTGTCGCCTACAACACTATCAGTATCCATATAGATAACAGAATCACCTGTGCTTACCTTACTAAGCATTACATTCATTATGTCTGCTGTACGCTTAATGAACACCTGTCCAGTAGAAGTAATTGCTTCTGCCAATCTAAAGTCATAATATTTGAAGTGGCTAAGACCAGTAACACCAAAGAAAGAGTTTGCTGCTGTCTTATATGCTTGCTGAGCAATGTCCAAAGCACGGTACTGATCTTCCGGTGCATGTAGACGCTTTAATTCAAGCATCTTGTTCTTTGTTTCCTTACGTAAATTGAACATGCGTTCAACTAAGATTGGAATAAACCCTTTGATATCAGTCCGTGTCAACAATCCATTTGCTGACAGAATATGCCCCTCTGGTACATGACCAATGTGTTTACCGTCCAGTATATCCTGGATGTTGAAATCTAACATATCAACAACACACTCTGGGGATATGTTATTTTGCATCATGATGCTAGGATACAGAGACGTTGCATCAATACTCACTGTCCACCCATACTTTCCAGGTACTGGATCATGAACGTAAGCACCAACAATCTTATGCTTTTCATTACGTTCTTTATCCAATTCCTCAACAATGTCATTGTCAAGAAAGTAGTTATAGATGATGCTTTCCCATAGACGCATTGCCGACAATACATCATCAAATTGACACTTAGCAATGAACCCTAATTGCATTGCTAACCGTACGTGCAACATCTTCAACTCCAATTTATGGAGTAGCATTGTATCAATTGCATTGTAAAAAACAAAAGTTTCCCAATGGTTCGTATAACTATCTTTGAATGAATCACCTGGTAGTTCAACCTTACGCTCACCTAGTTCATAATCAGCAATGAAATCTAGCTTGAATGATTCTTTGCTACCAGGGTTGAACTTTTTATAGATGTCCAGTGAGTCAAGGTGAGTGATCCCCAGAATATCATATGTGTGCTTTACATCATCTTCCATCTGTATGGTACGAGGCTTAACAACTCGCCAAGGTGATAGGAATTTGACTGCGGCTTCACCTAACACATTTTTTATACGATTAACAATGTATGGGATATCGAATGTTTCACTGTTCCAGCCACTGATAATATCAATTCGCTCAGTTGCAAAGAACATAAGGAAATCTTTGAGCATTAACTTTTCAGTCTCAAATACTCGAACTTCAACATTAGGAATGTCGGTATAGATCTTGTTATCTTTTGATATAGGTTTTTGTGACCAAACAACCATACGTTTGGTGTTGTGTTCCATCATTGTAATCAATAGGATTTCTTCCAATGCATGATCGGGAGATGGAAACCCTGTACTATTCTCACCTACTCGAGTCTCAATATCAAAGAACCATATTTTTGTAATATAGTAGTCCCAATCAATATCACCTTTGAATGTATTGCCTGTAAATTGTCTTGTGATGTCTTTACAACCATAGATATCAAACCCATGAAGATCTTTGTGATCTTCAACGAAAGTCTTCATGGATTCAATAGAGTCAAACTCACGCTTCTTTACAGGAACATTGGATTTAAAGACATGATACTTTGCATCTTGTTCTTGAGATTTGACAAACAGATGTGGTCTATATGGAATTTTTTCTTGTACAGGAATTCCTTTATCGTATCCACGATAAAGTACATAGTTTCCTCGAGTCTCAATGTTTGTATAGAATTTGCTCATCAGTAAAATATATGATTATCAATAACAATCTTGGGTGATTTTTTCCAACCAGGATCAACTGTTTTGTTGTGGAAGCTCAGTGCTCCCCTTGTTGGATCTGTTGTCTTTCCCATTATAACATCATATGCCAGTACCTTTATCTTTTTATACAAAGATACATTTGATATAACAGGTGGATTCTGAGTCCATGAAAATTGATTGCGTTGGTACACTACACCGCATAGCGATGATGAGTACCTACCAGAGTCAACTCGATTGAGTGTAACGTGTGCAACAGCAAGTTGACCACGTAGAGATTCGCTACGTGCTTCATGGTATATGTTTTTTGCAAGACACTCAACCTTATGTTTTAGTTCTTTCTCATGTACATATGGAACATCGTCTGCACCAAGTGAAGTAGATTGAGTATAACAAAATATTAACAATAGAAGAAGAATACGCATAGAAGTTTCCTAAGAAAAAGGGGCACCGTAGTGCCCCTTGCAGCTACAGATTATGATTACGATTACGTAATTGCAATCGATAGCGGTTTATGCGCTTCTGGAATAATTTCGTCTAGTGTAATTGTTAATAGACCGTCAGAAACGCTAGCAGATCGAACATTGACATTTTCCCGTAAGGTAAAAGTCCGTTTAAACGACCTGTTACTGATACCATTGTAAACGTATACTGATGTATCACTAAGTTTATCAGGTTTGTTACCTACAATGATTAACTTATTGCCATCTAGTGATATTTCAATATCATTTCGTGTAAACCCAGCAACTGCTAGGATAATTTGATATTGATTATCTTTGACCTTTACAATGTCATGTGGTGGATATTTAGATTGAGAAAGGGCTTTCTCAATATCACCGAAAGTTTTATCAAAACCAACCCAGAATTGGTTAGCATCTATCATAGAATGTAGTTTAGTCATATAGTTACTCCTTAAAAAGCAAGTAGCGGTAGAACTTGAGGCGTCTACCAAACCATGCGCCCAAACGGCACGCATCTCTTACTAGGGATTACCCTACTAATGTTTTCGAATCCCCATCCAAGTATATACCAGGCTTTGCATGATACATAACATCTTTATGAGGAGCAAAGTGTGTCTTTGCCCAGGTATCAACAACATTCTTGAATGTATCAGAGTGTTGACCGTATATTTTACTACCAGGAACTAAAATTTTATGCTCAGGTGCAGCATTTTTATCTTTCCAGTGCTCAGGTTCTATACCATCAACTGACGGATCAGAAGAATGGTGGGATAGTTCATCGGATAAACCTTGGTGTATCGATTTAATAGCTTTAAACGACTTTGGTTTATTTAGATGTATGTGTACAACTGCATAATCACTTGAATTGTGATGATCGGTTACAGTAGCATGATGGAACGATTCATTACTAGGTATTGCATCACTATCCATAGCATATGCTATGTGCTGCTCAAATGCATCATTATCAGAATCTTCATCATACAGTTTTTGCTCTACAGCATTCTTATAAACTCTATCCCGTTTATTAACAGTGAATTTGTATGATGAATATTTTGGTTCGTTATTGCTTCCTTCATCGTCGTTTGTAGAATATGGTCGCAATGAAATTCTTGATATGGGTTCTTTAGCTTCGTTGTCACCTTTATGGGTCAACCAAGCAATATGAGTACCATGTTTTAGTTCATATGGTATATGTGTTTCATGTTGGTACGTATCAAACCGCATACATGACTGAGTTGGTATATCAGCGCCAAGATGCTTTTCATGTGCACGAATACCCCATTCCGTTCCTTGACTCATACCAATAACATCATGTGGATGTTTGCTAATAACTACTTGTAGACTGTGAGTATCCATTTTAGCTTCATCTGGATACGTTTTCCGGTGTTCTGCGTAGTTATCAATCAATTCCTTAGTAGCACCTGTCTTAGCAAGCGTTTTACCGATGCTAACGATTCTGCTGTGTTTATCAATAGCCATACCATTAAGGTAATCAATATGATTGTACCCATGTGAATTTAAGTGTGATTCAACAGCAGTTTTAGTTGGGTGTTCATAGTCACTAAGAGGAATTACAATTCTATCGTGATCACCAAATACATGACCAGATATAGAATTTGCTTCAGTTTTGTGTTCAGCAATATGGTTAGAAAACTTATCGTCAACCATATTGACTTCACGCCGAGTCATCTCATGCTCATTCAACAGAACTTTGTTAATAGCTTCTAGCAAAGGTTTAGTGACATTGAAAACATTCATTTTTATTTTATTACCTTAACTCTCTTACAGAAAACTTATTAGACAATAACTCTTTATTGTATGTAGCCTTCCATACATACACAGGATCATCATAATGTTGAACTAATGTTGGTCTAGGATTCAACTCAAACTTATGATTTGGTCCCAATAATACTTCTTCTTCATGAGATGCACCAGAATGTCCTACCATGGATGCAGCATTGGGTATTTCACCATGAAAATTTAACTCTAAAACATGTCTTGCATGCGGCAACACAATTCCATGATGATCCGATTCATGATGCACTGATTCTGAATCTATATGCGTGAAACTAGAAGCAACATCAAAGTTTGTGCTCGTAGATGTAAACGATGGTAGATGTAGATGCTTAATTGGTCTTGATGAATTCCATTCAAACCCCGCAGTAGTAACTGGAGATTGTCTAATACCAGTGAATAACCTAATATGGTCAATGTTAGTAGAAGGAATAAGCGCAGATTTTATATTGTTTATGTGAGATTTAATATGCTCAGGTATAGCAGAACCATTAACATGGTTCTCCCACATATGATGATTTATGTCAACTGAACCAGAACCACAATAATGATCAATAGAGTGGCTGATTCTGTTGTGTTGTTTATGTATTTTTAACAGATTGTGTATCTTACCAGCATCTGTGTCTGATATATCATAATCAGATGAGTTACCAGAAAATACTTCGTTAATGCTACCTAGTCTATGAAGACCAGCAATCAACACAAGAGGTCGAATATCAAAGTCTCGTCGCCAACTATTAGAAGCAACTTTATCTATTGCTTCTAATAATGGTTTAGGGACATTGAAAACGTTCATTGTTTCTTACCGAGTTTATACTTCTCAATGAGATCCCATTCGTGTTTCTCTTTGTATGGGACAACCTTGATAGAACTCATTGATGCTTGATTTGCAATTGAAAGAGGAGACACAACTGTACAGAGTTTCCAGTCTTCAAGCAAAGAGATGATACGGTTACGTCTTGCAACATCTTCAAGGGTAATATCAGACTTCTTTCCATCCAATAGAAATGCTTCTTTGAAAGAAATAATGTAATATTTTCCTCGCTTATGCAAAATATGAGCACTTTGATACAACATCTTTTGCTTTTTACTAGCAATTCCTATACGTGTCAAAGTTTCTTTTATTTTTAAAAAATCATCTGGTTGACTGAGAACAATTTCAACCATCTTCTCAGGAGTCCAGTCATATAGGATATCGCCATCAATCATCTTCTTCCACCTTTATTCAATATGGTTCGCAGTTCTAATAGTTGTTTATCATTGAATAGAGGTAGGACAGTAAGAGCTTTTGCATCGGAGTACCCATATGCTTCTTTGATCAATTCAATATCTTCTGGCATTGAATCTTTCTTAACCCACTTTCCCCACCTCTTTTTCTTTTCAACACTATTTAACCATAGATGGTATTGTTGTTGTTTTGGAATCTCGGGGTATTTGCTTAACTCATGCGCAATGAATACACAATCAACATTGAATGATAATGCTTTGTTGATAACAAATGGCGTATAGTCTTTCTCATTTCCTTCAAAAATATCTTCTTTTGTTTCAGATATAGATTTAACAAAGTCAAAAGGTGTCATTTTAAAAGCACTCAAAACTGAATACACCATTGTGTACACATGGAAATAATTTAAGATCTAATGCAATTCGATATGTCCAGTCACATTCAAGCAATGAATCAAACAGTTTCAGCTCAGGTGGTAAACTAATCAATGATGCATCAAAACAGTTAATGATGTTTTTCATCATATTTGAATGTTGATCCATAGTCAATGGCAAGTCTTCTTCAACATCCAGAAACTTAGGCGTTGTTGCAACTATACTATAAACATCAGTTTTTGTTTCATCGAACGTTGCATCATCCATGATATCAACATCAAATGCAAGATCTATGCGGATAAGATTTGGAAGGTAGCACAGATTAATATCATGATTTTCTATCCATCCTCTAGTAGCTAGAATGCTAGCATAGTTTATCGCTACTATATCTTTGTCATTCTCATAATCTATACATGCTGCACTCTTTTGAATGATAAGTGGAACAAACAAAGAATCAGTAAATGACTTTACTTCCATTGAGCAACACTCATTAGTTCAACCATACATGCAATGTTATTGATTTCTTGATCAACGACACTTGATGCATAGTGTTGATATTGAGCAAGCACTAGTATAACATTCGGGATTGTTTTGCCCTCAAACAATGTTGTTGCATTGTCATAGAAATAACGAAACAGTTGCTCTGCATCAATATCTGAGTTTCTTGCAATCCATTTACGAACATCTGCAAATTTCTTATCCTTCATACCCTGAACTAAATCGTCATACGATGTTGCTTCGGTTACTAGGATCCCAGAATCAATCTTTCCGTATGTAGAGTACCGTTGCAACTCATTAAGTGTTTTACGGAAATCAGGAAAGTGCTTTTGTACAAGCGCAACAATTGCTTTTGGATCAAACTCAATGTTTTCAGATTTCAGAATAGAAACGCACCGTTTCATCATCTGCGCCATGAGATCTTTCTTCTCGGCATCTGGAATCTTATAGTCAATGAATGTACACCGAGAATGAATCGGGTCAATGATTCGATTCTTGAAGTTACAGGTCAAGATAAACCGAGTTGTCTTATGGAACTCCTCCATAATCCCACGAAGGGATGCTTGTGCATTAGGTGTCAAGTAATCTGACTCATCACCAATGATGATTTTGAGGTTGCCTTCAAATGATGCAGTAGATGCAAATTGTACAATCTTGTTTCGAATGGTATCAACACCGTTATCATTCGAAAAGTTCATGAATAACAAATCAGCACCAACTTCATTTGCAATAGCTCGGCCAAGCGTAGTTTTACCAGTACCAGCACCACCTGAAAGCAACAGATGTGGTACTTGACCAGATGCCACAAATTCCGTTACTTGTTTCTTGATTTCAGCTGGTAGAATACAGTCGCTGATTGTTTTAGGGCGAAAACGCTCCACCCAAATGAATGCATCACTTTGTTTTTCCATAATTTAATCTCAATATAGTACAACACACGTTGATTGTGTGTTGTACTTAGTTACAAACAATCAACCAGCAGTGCTATCAGTTTCACACGTTACTAGATAGTTTTTCTTGTCACCAACAAATTTTAGGATTTTGTTGAAGCTAACAAGAACTTTGTATGTTTCTGGTAGCATCTTGAGTGAATCTACTTTGACATGCATATCAAACTTTTCACTGGTCTCGGACTCAACATCAATCACAAACTGATTGCTATTAGGATTGGTTTTGTCATGAACCATAACAACAATTTTCTTGCCATCACCCTTGAATGTAACAACAGGTACTTTCAATACACTAGCAGCTTTAATGATTTGAGTTAGATGTTGAGAGCTCAACTCAAATTCAGCTTCAGGTGAATCAGAGAACTTTGGTTCCTTTTTAGGGAAGATGAGCACATCAGCATCTGCTGGCATATAACGAATTCGGTTCTTACCTTCACTGATTACCAATGACTTTTCACTGAACTCAAGATCAGGGTCGTTGAAAATGCTAATCACCCCCAATAGTTCATTTAGATCATAGATACCAAATGTAGTATCAAATGATTCTTCTACTTCAACTGAAGCAAACGAAGTTTTGTTTGCTGCTACAGTCATTAGCTTATTACCAGGAGTAATATACAAATTGGTATTAATGCTCGCGAGATTGCGGAGAATATTCACAGTTGCTTTGCTTAGTTTCATCACAGACCTTTCATTGTTAATAGTGATTATGTATTATACCACAGTTATGCATTGGATGCATAAATTGTTTTCAACTCATTGTATACCGTATCAAAAGTTGTTGGTTGGTTAATTGACTCAATCAACAGCTCAAGAACTTTGTTATCTTCAAGCAGCTCTCCAGTATTCCATGCCCACATTTTACGGTAGGTGCCTTCTTTGTATCCATTGTCTTGTCGAAACTTATTGAGTGCATTTTTTCCAATATAGTATTTCAACAGAGATTCAATACTCACATCCAGTACCAACATTACTTGGAAGAAGGATGACTGAATTGGGCTGTGATCTAGACATGAAGCCACAAATTCTTCAACTTGTGCTAGTTTCCGTTCTTTGGTTGGTGCATAAACATGCTTCGTTGCCCACTCGTATGAGTAGTACATGTCTTCAGGTGTTCGACTTCCAATAATAGATTCTGAAAGCATGAAATGGAAGATATCAACCACTTCAAGTAGTGCTTGATGTTTATCGTATGTAGCATCTACATTCTTCCACCACTTGTAACCTAGATGGTCACATAACTCAGCAGCCTCTACCCACATTGCTCGACGCCAATTGTAATTGGCTTTTTTCCAGTCTGGGTTAACTACGGAATTGAATGTACCTTGCATTCGCATACATTCATCAAACAATTTAACAAGTTCTTGTTTATTCATACTTTACTCACGCTCCTGCTTGAAATTTAATCCACTCAATTGTATTACGAATTTGCCAGTTCCTCTCTCGAAGAGCTTTTAAAACTTCTTCACAATACTCAAAACAAAACTTATAGTAGCTCTGCTTATCAAGAATTGTTAGAAGGTAATCGTCAGTTTGTAACAAACGCTCCAACTCTGTTTTGAGTGGAGTTTTGTATTGGTATTGGTCCCAACCATACTCTTCGAGTTCAGCTTTTGTAAGCTGACCTAGATAATACTTAGACCTAAGACCCTTCATAGTCAGATAGTCTTTATCCAACTTGAATATTTTTAGTTTGTAATCTGTCAGAATGTCTAGATACTTCTGGTGAAGATTCGCTGTGCGAATACTAGACTCATCCAACTTGTTACTATCAATTACACAATCAGCTGCCCATGCAGCCTTTAAATCATCAAGTTTAACCATTGAAATTACATAGTGTGTTATTCAACAACTAGCATTGGGCCACGTAGAAATGGTGCGCTAGACAATGGATGTATTCCAACATCTTTTACAGTCTTTCCAGCTTTTGTTGCAAGTCGAGATGCAATCTCTTTGTACTTCTCATACTGATGAGATCCTTCAATACTTTGAAGTGCAATTGGATTACCCTTTTCTAACTCAGTTGATGCATCGTGATGGATCAACTTCACTGCACTCATGAAACCAAGTTTACTTTCGTTTGTCGATTTGGTTCCAGGAAACACTGAATTGCTATGGATATGGTATTCAATATGACCATTGTTGTTTTTGAACTTCAAAATCCGAAGATCATTTTTGTCCATATGGTCATTGTACATACTCATTACAGTTGGATGTGATGTTTCAGGTAACATCAATTTCGCCAACATTTCAAGTGGATGATCTCGATGAACTTTACCAACATCCATATTCAATGATTCATTGATGGATGCAAATTCTTTATACGTTAGCATTAACCTTCCCATCCAGCATAATCATCCTCGTCGTCTTCTGTTTGGTGTTTCCACGATTGGTACTTTTCTCGTCGCTTATAATTCTGAACACTTTGTTCAACAGAATCATAATCTTTCCTGTATTGATCGCTCTTGTTTTTGCGATGATAAGTCTGGCGAGACTCTTTTTGATTGAGTTCCATCGTGAAGGATGAACGTTTGTCCACAGTAAAATAACTCCAAAGTTGAAAAGTTTAGTATACAAGATTTAGTTGAGTTTGTCAACCGTTTTAAGATGAGTTCTATGAACTTTTACTGATATCCAGCCATTGTACCATTTATCTGGATTTAGCAGGACATCATAATCAAATTGAAACTTTGCTTCAAAGTAACTCATCTCACCCTTACTATAACACAATTTTAAAATTTGTCGAGTAAAATTATCTTTAGTGTATAAGCCAATGTCCTTTTGAACTTCATCTGAAGAACCATAATAGTCACGCCAGTCTGATTCTTTTGTGACCTTTATCTTTTTCTTCTTTTTAACACCAGTTGTTTTTAATGTAACTGTTCTAATTTTAGATTGTGTTGAGTAAAAGGATTTCTTACCAATATATTGCTTACCAGTTACAGTATTTGTTACAATATACACAAAACCAATTGCAGTTTCGTTTTCGGGTATTGAATCAAATGTAGTGTTATTGAATGTCCATTTCATTCAATATTTACGTTAATGAATTGGCCCAATTTTCCTTAACATGTTCATTGTGGGTAGTAGTGCACGTTAAAAACAAGCCACTGTTTTTCAATTGTTTTTCAATGTCTGCTTTTGCAATATGACATTGTGCAAGCGGACAGTTATAAATCAATGTCGCATGTGGTGAGTATTCATCATATGAGTGCTTGCACCCAATGCGTATCAAGTGGTTGTGTATATCTGTTAGTATAGGTGACTCAACTTTGAGCACAATACACCCTAGTGCTTCATCTCGTACTTCATTTTCAGCTGGGTTATCAAAAACATCAACGCCTATAACTGGTATGACAACCCCATTCAATTTCCTCCGACTTAAGACATAATCAATGTAAGAGAAAGGAACATTGGTATCTTTTGAATACATCAATGTGATATGTGGCTTTGTATTGATATTGCCTGGCAGCGTACTGACAAAGTTAGTTGGTAAGCCAGTAACATCAACTGAAACATAGTTTCCTGGGTTTGATGCCTTTACCCATTCTGTATAGTTTTGCATATTTCTTTCAATCGTTTATCTACAACGTGACTTCTATATAGTTCATTTCCCATATAGTCAACTACAATAAGAGTAGGTACATAATTTATATGGTACTTTGCAGCAGTAAGAGGGGTTACATCAACATCTATAGAAATAATGTCAGCTGTAAATTTTAATTCGTCTGTTACCTTTTGGCAATAGACGCATTCTTTACTGTAAAAGTTAAACAGCCTCATTCTGTTTAATGTACTCGCGAAGTTCTACAAATCCACCAATATGTGTATCGTTATAGAAAATTTGAGGTACTGTCTTTGCAGAAGGTACTTTGTCCTTTAGCTCTTGTACGGGAACATAGACTGAGTTAGGATCTTTTTCTTGACCAACATCAATGATACGTTCATTGTATGACAAGTTCTTGCTTGTTAGTAGTTGCTTTGCTTGTACACAAAATGTACAGTTTGGTTTGGAGTAAACAGTAAACATTCTTAATCCTTAAAAATCAGCATCAAACTTTACACTATCATCATCCCTGACAATGATATTGACTTTGTATGCATTGTTATCTTGTTCTTGTGGTGCTGCTTGTGTCTTACCAATGTTTATCCAATCCTCAACATGAGGCATAGGATTGGTCTTTGGAAACTTGTGATCTGTTTCTACATTCAACAGATCATATACGGGCTTAGCACAGTATAACACAAACTGTTTGGTATATTGTGGAGTAGCACCAGTTAACTCACGTCCTTCTGAAAACAAGTAATCAATCCACTTAAACTCTGTCTGAACAACCGAATCTAAAATTTCCTTGATCTGTGGAGTCAATCTATTGAATGCACTCTTACCACGTTCAGTTAACAGCTCAACACGAAGGACTTCTTTATCTAGTTCTGCATGAACTTCCAACTCATCCTGCGCAATCTTTTGTACTGCTTTACCAATGGGTTGGAATTGGTTAGTTGAACAGATTGTGAATGTAATACTAAACGATGCCATGAATTGAATTCGTTCCAATGCAAGCAATGCAACAACCAATAAGAATACCTTATCATATGCTTCATCTGCTGTCATTTGACCAACAGCATATTTGTGAGAAGCATCTACTGCATCACTGAAAACTTTGGATACTGCATCCAATCGTACCAAACTTTCCTTGACTGCTAGAATATCTTTCAAAACATCTTCGGGGTTATCAAAAGACATTCTTACAATTTCAGAATACGTTGCTGCGTGAACAACTTCATTGTCTGATACACGTTGCCATGCTGCCCACAAAGAACTATCACTGATGAATGGTGCCAGAATAGGAGCAATGGAACGAGATGCAATAGAGTCTGCTTCCCATTGCCATGCCAAAGTCCTAATCATCATATCATAGACTGATTTTGGACAGTTTTTGAAGTCAATATTACATTGGGAGTAATCAAACTCATTTTCATCCCAGTCCAAAGATTTCATTGTTTTATACAATTCCCAAATCTTTGGATAGTGCTTGTTAACGGTATCGAATAGACCAGGCTCTTTACCAAAAAAGAGAGGGGGTTTTTCTTTGTACTCAATTGGAGTTTTAGAGGTGTTAAAAACAGTAGTTTGCATATCGATAATTTGTTATAGAGAACAACTTTCACAGATCCCACTTTCGGGAATATCTTCTTCTGATTGTTCCTCAGCAACTGTATCAATGGATACACCAGAGGAAGTTAAACTATTTACATAGTAGCGAGTCTTTACGCCATACTTTACAATGTTTAGATAGTCTTGAATGATCAATGAACTAGAGACTTTGTCGGCACCTTTTATACTAACATATAAGTCAGCACTGATAGCTTGGTCAGTCCACTTCTGCATAACTGCATATACTTTGATCATATCAGTAGTAGAGATGTCCCATGCTCGCTGATACTTGTTCTTTAGCTTGGTACCATCGGGTGCTGCCCAGTGATTTACCAATGTGTCATTGGTTTTCATGATATACAATTCACGGATAGGGTATACACCGTTTGTTGTACCAGCACCAATAGTAGAAGATTCGCCTGGCATATGTGCAGCTACTACTGAGTTCCTGATACCTCCATTGTCAATGATCTGTTGACGAAGTGTTTCCCAATCACGCTTATTGGGTACAGTAACCAGTTCATCAACTTTCTTCTCATAAGTATCAATCGGTAGCCATCCAGATGGCCATTCAGTTTTACCAATCCATGGTGCATTGCCTAGTTCCTTACCTAAGCGTAGACTTGCATTGATAAGATGCCAAGCATGAGTTTCTGACAGCTCATGGATAAAGTTTAATCCATCCTGTGTGTCATACTTCTTGTTGTTCTTTGCCATTAGGTGTGCTAACCCAATGATACCAACACCAGCTGATAAACGAGATTGTGCAGTGTGTTTCAGTGAAGGAAACACATAATCTGATTTATGAATACATACATCAATCATCTTCAGAGCCATGTATGCAACATCTGCATACTGTTCATCAGATTCAATGTTGGATACAATAACACCAGCCAGACTACACAATCCAATCTCACCATCACCTTCCTCATATTGAGGTTTATACAGGTCAGCTACAGATTTATAAGGACTGGTTGGAATAGTTACCTCAGCACACAAATTCGACGAATAGATGGTATCATTAAATGGAGTATGTTGGTTAATACTATCCGTTTGGTGTTGGTAGTGTACGCCAGTTTCGTACGCTTGCGTTAAAGCGCTCAATGCAACATCACGTGCATTGACTTTAGATTCTTCACTAACAGTCTTCTCGTATTCAGCATATAGAGATTCAAATTTACTTTGATCCTTTGCATATTGTGCCTCATACAACTCAGATTGATCATAATATGAAAACATTGCAAATTGCTCATTCTTTGCAACTTTACGAGCAAATGCCTTATTGGAACCAAAGTTATAATGACACCCAGCAATGCGTTTAGATGCAGGAGTCATTGGATGACGTAGTTTTTGAATTACACTGACCTCTGGGTCATACGCTGTGTAATATACAGTGGATGCACCACCTCTACCATTTTGAAGATTGGCACCAATTGCACCTACCATTGCACGGTAATATGGTAACTTTCCTTGGTGTTGGATTACACCGCTGCGAACAGGATCACCCAGTGAACGGGTCTTGATGTGAGTCCCAATACCTGCGCTCATGCACGTCATCATGTATGCAATATGGTCACCTGCTGCTAAAGATGTAGCTGTGTCATCTGTTGTGTATAAACAACAAGATGCATATCCATTTAGACGAGTACCAAGATTGACAAAGTTGGGCGTTGGTGCATTAAGGCGGTTATGACTGAAATGGTTGTACCAAGAACGAATCAAGCTAATACGAGACTCTTTGGGTTCATTCTCTGCCAATGCCATTGCCATGCGCATATAGACAAACTGTGGTGTCTCATACTCCTGTTTTGTAATTTTGTTACGAAGCGCATACTTATACCGAAGCTGATTCAATTGATAATGTGGGTATTTTAGATCTTGATTGTGATTAATGATTGATTCAACCTCGGCATACTCATCGTCAGAGTAGCGTAGTTGTACCATTAGACCATGCTCAAACATTCGCTGGTGCAGCTTTTGAACAGTTGGTTTACCATCAGGATAGATCTCACGATTCATTAGAGCTGAATACAAACGTCCAGCCATTCGATTGTATTCCCAACTCTTGCGACTAAGAGTTACATCAATCAATGTTTTTTGTAAGTGAAGGCTGGTACATACCTTTGGACACTTACTCACTGCTTCAATTACAATTGATCCCCAATCAACACCAGTACCTAGTGTTTTTGCTGCCCAATGACCCCATCCATTCAACTTTGATGGGGAAAATTCTTCAAGAGTACCGTTGCGTTTTTCAATGTGTGTGATCATAGTTTGTTTGAGTTATTAGCCATTCAGAAGAGGGTGTTTTAGTATATTCAATATGTATGTTAACAATATCAACGACAAATATGAACTTGTCTATTGACAACATATACATTATACAGTATATCAATGATGAAATTATCTCCATGGGACAGTATTTAATATACAGAACTTACTTTGGACCACTGACTAAATTTCATTTTAGCTGCAATTCCAGATACTGTACTTTGGTCAATTAGTTCAATGACATCATCAACTGCATGCCCATTCAATACCATTTGGTTTATATCCTTACCCCAATCTTTATTCCATAAACATACAGGCAGTCCAGAGTCAACCATACGTTTGATTGACTTAACGACTTCTGCATTGCGTGGTTGATTGTCAGGCACTAATACTACTTTGGAAAAGTCTCGAAGCTCTGGAACAAGCAAAGAAGCAGAACCAACTGCAATGGCATTATCAAAAAATAGAGAGTCCAGAGGACCTTCGAGAACATAGACAGGTTTTTTGGGGTCGACTGTGTCGAGACCGAATACGCGCGATGCATCATCTTTAACTTTCATGAAAATGTATTTGGGTTGTTCATTACCAAAGGCTCTAGCAGATATCCTAATGATATTGCCTTTGTTATCAAAGAATGGAATAATCAACCTAGGATGTTCAACGATATTAGGTGACAACTTTTCTTTACGAAACTCTGCTTCCCATTTCTTGAACCGTAATACAAAGTACAACCTATCCCAATGTGTTGGATCTATACAACGTTTAACCAGATATTTTACTGCTGGGTGGTCCATATCCAGATCTGATATACGCTCTAGATCGCCCAATTGTAACTTCTGCTTTGTGGGTTCTACAACAGGCGCGGGTTGTACTGGCGCATGGAAGTCTTGCTTAGCTTTGTATCGTTCAACGCTGAACTCATTGAATAGGTATGGGTCCTGTAACTTCAAAAAGTTTGCAAATGACATACTTGCACCGCAGTTGAAGCATCCCATTGTGTAAGACGATGCCTTTGCATGAAGGTATATGCCACCACGAGTCTTGTATGCGTTCTTCTTGGAGTCGCCACATATAGGACAACGGAAGCCCCATTGGTTGTGTTTAACCCTATGGAACAGCTTGAGCCTAGGACTCAGGAGATTAATGTACTTTTCTTCTAACCAGATCATAGTCACAGTATAACATAAAAACAACCAAAAATATTTTAAAAATATTTTCAAAAAGGGGTTGACAGATCACGAAAAATATGCTACACTAAAGTTAAGATAAGACAACACCCTTATCTAGTATTAATATAATATTATTGATTCTATAAAATACTTATAATCTCTATAGATACCTACGAGTGAAACGAGTGTGCCGAAGGCACTAAAAGGTACTTATTGATACTCTATAAGTGTACTCTAAAAGTATACTGAAATTTCTTGGCGTCAAAAAATTTGTTGTGGGTTAACAACAATTCCTGAGTCACTTCGTGACAAGAGGGCTTGCGCCCTCTTTGTACTCTAGAACTTACGAGATCGCTTTATAACACGTTTTTACTAGTAACTAGTACCAAGGTATCAACTTAGTGTAAAAACGTTGTTGTAGACGGTTCTGCTACACTCTCACTTAATGTCTGTACTGATAACATCATCACAAAATCTCGAAACTCATCTGTACTGTCTGTCATAACAGCTTCAAAGAACTGATCACATACATCTATCGATGGTCGTTTAATGAACACACAATTGTATAGTCCCACTTCAAATCGTCTGTCAAATGAATATTCACAGTAAGAAGTCAGTACATTGTCTAGTTCATATGGAAAGTATAAAGAAATTCCCATTTCAGTTCTATTGATTACAAGACCCACTAATAACTCACCAGATGTTAGCTTAACAATGTATACAGATTGATACAATCTATTCTTAACAAGTTCATCTAACATATTTCATCCTTAATTAAACGGTATCTCCTTGATACCAATATCAAACTTCTCACGTCTATATATGGACAGTCTTTCTACACCATGATCATATGAATAGTTAGTAGACTTTTTATACCGTAGATCATCTATTACATCCCATAAAACCATATGTGTTTTATTTGTGTGTAATCTCAATCCTCGACCAATTGATTGAAGTACAGTAATAGAACTCTTAGATGGACATCCAAAAATTACATGTCTGATGTTAGGTAAATTTACACCTGTTGAAAATGAAGCAAATGTAGCAACAATAATACAGTCTTCTTTGTTAGCTACTTGTCTAATACGTTCACGTTCATCAGGGTCTACTGTACCTGCAACATAATATACAGGTCTACTTGATACTTTAGTTAGTGCATCAAACAACTTTTTGGCATGACTCTCACGATTCTTTACCAACAACAATGTTGTACCATCAGTCGCTAAAGCTACTTTCATTAGGAATGCATTGCGTTTGTTATTTTCAACCAACCACTTTATTTCTTCTTGATACTCTGCTTTTTTAAGCAACTCAGCTTCTTCTGTGCTGTACTTTAATACCAATGTTTTGATTTTCAAACCAGATACTTGATTTGTATCAATTAACTCTTTGGTTGTAATAACTTTATACAATGGTCCAAGAGATCCTTCTATTTGCAATGTATTTATTTTTGCATTTGTACTTGTATCAATTGTTCCAGTGGTTCCAATTCTATAAGATGCATATGCACACTTTTCTAGAATGGATTGCATCTCTTTACCCTTGGCTCCATGGGCCTCATCTGCAATAACTGCTTTATACAGACTGAGGATTTTTGGACCTTGAACCCTATCTGATGCTATCTTTGTAAAGGATTGCCACGTTGTAACTAGAACACGTTTAGATAGTTCTTTTGTTTGACCACTATACAGTCGTTGACAGTGTTTATCAACATCCCAACCATTCTGTTGGGAGTAATCCTTGAAGTCACCTATCATCTGGTTTACTAACGTTACATTAGGTACCAATAACAGTATCCGTGCATCTGGATCATCTTCAAGTAACCATCGAATTATGCAATAAATAATAAGACTTTTTCCAGATGATGTAGGTGAAATAAGTGTTACTCTACGCTTATGGATTGCTTGGTGTATTGCCTCTACTTGGTAATCTCTTGCTGTAATTGGACCATTCTTACTCCAAATGTTCAAGTCCATAACAAACTCAGAGACATCTAATACGTCTAGGTCGTTATTGATTGATACAGCAGAGAATCTATCACATTCTTTGAATATAATCTCGATGTTATTGTCACGACAGAAATCTTGTAATCTAGGATATAGACCAATTGGTAAAAACTTTGTCTTTACGTTATAAAGAGAAATGTTTCCATCCCACAACCTAGCACGATACTTGGGTGAGAATTGATATCCAGGTGATTTGAATGTGAAGTAATCTTTTATCTCACTTTCAATGTTAAAGTCTGAATAAACTTTAACAAACGATTCATTTACTTTAGTTACTTCTACTTGAGTCATACATATAAAAATAGAGGGAATTACCCTCTATTTATACAGTTGAAATCAGTAACCACCATCGTAGTTTTCAGAATCTGTTACTCTTCTATAAACTGGATCAAAATGTTCATCATAGTGCTCATGTTCATGATACCTAGATGCTGTATTAGGTGTTTTATAATGCTCTAATGAATCTAATGTATGTATCCTAGTATGTAGTTTTTCAGATTCGTGCCAATCCTTTAGACTTACTCTATCTTCATCTATTACATGCTCATCAATATGATTGTCTAAATTCATTGCATAATTTTCTAAATGTGAATATAACTGTTCTTTTTTAGCAGTTAGTTCGTGATCATCATCCTCGTCATATTCATCATCTGCTGCATTCTTTGTATTAATGTGTTCAGTAATACCACTATCTAATTTAAATGCTCTGTTTTCAGCTGCATCCAAGAATTTATTGCTGTGCTTTTCAGAACCAAAAGACATTCTATAGTTATGTTCTGCTAACTTACTATAGTCTTCATGAGTAAAATGTTCAGTTAGACTTTCAGGTAGAGCATTTTTAGTTTTAAAACCAAATACGTGTGATCCATACCGTGTACTTCTTGTGTCTGGATCGCCACCGATTGCATTGTTTATAAACTCGTGTGCTAGCTTTTTATGTTCACTTTTAGGAATATGTTCATTATGCATCAATCTAGTATACATATCATCTGATGGAAAATGCTCGGCGTCTTCCATTGTTGCATGTCTAGAGTTGCTCATTAATGCAGAATGTGATACTGATTTCAATGCGTCATTTGTAGTTCCTAGAATGGTTTTAAGAGCATGGTCATGATGTTCTCTAGTAAACGTTGGTAACGTAGAAAGTGTTGGTACCATTCCACCTAATGTATTTTCACTGTCTACTAGCTTGTGTATATGGTCACTATTCAATTTTGATTTCAAATGATTGAATGTTCTGGAATAAACTCCAGTGAATAGATGATCCTTAGTTGTAGCAGTGTTAACTAACTTATCAATATGTGAATCTTTAATCTTGGATAGACGCACATGCATATAGTCATGTGGTAAAACTTTGTCTAAATGTTCATCCGATAACTTTGGATTCATCATCATTGATTTTGTGGGGTAATCATATACACCCATGTTCATATAATGATTATTGATTGCTGATGATGTTTTATCACCGTGAGTGAATGCCAATGCTTCAACAACTTTGTTTTTGCTTTCAATTGGTACACTGGTTTCAGGTAATGCCATTGTATGGTTGTACACCTTTGCAATGTGTTCACTGGTTAAATTAGGTATCTTGGCAATGTTCCTCAATGAGAGTTTATGCCATGCATGTTTACCTTCTTTTTCTTTATCAGTATCAGTCTCAGTTGGTGTGCAATAAGTCTTTGCAAAATTGATTGCGTGTGAGATGTTATGATGGTCTATTGCACCATCATCAAACCTATCCCCATTAATTATCTTCTTTTCAACATCTTCTTTAGACATGTGATAATACTCATCATTACCTGAGTCATCATATACATCTCTATTTTTAATGTAATGTTGGCCTTCAATTGCAGGGTAATTTGTATTAGCCCAGTGACTTACTGCGGTGTGAAAATTTGAACTTGCATTACCATATGATTTAGTTTCAGGTCTGAAAATTGTGTCTTTTTCACCGCTTATTTTTGTATGAAATGGTTTTAGTGCAATTCTAGCAATTGGATTGGATGGTTCACCGTGCGCAAAAGCAGTTTTATCGTTACCGTGTACTAAGAATGCTACATGCGTACCATGCATAGAATCATCTGCTAACTTGTGGTTCATTGAACCACCTTGCATGTTCATGCAACTTTGATCACGCCAATGTGTACCTGTTGACATACCAGCAATTGCTAGAGGTGTTGTTGATATAACAACATGCTGATCATCGCTTGATTTCAATGACCTAGCAGGGTCGTTCATAAACGATGATTTGACTTCAGATGATGCATTTGTACGTTCTAAGATCGAGCCAATCTTTTCATCGACTGTTTTTACACGGTGTGGAATACCTTTACTGGGGTCACCAACAACCTTTTTAGTTGATGCAATGCCAGCACGATAATCCTTTACTTCATAACCATGTTTTGTTAGATGGTCAACAACATCTGCATCTGCATCTGCAATTGAATTTAATGGAAAGTGAGTAAATGAACCATGTGGTAATGCTTTGCGCATCTTATCATATGTTTCTTCCGATACGTGTGAATGATGATCCCATGATTCAGGAATATGATGCAATTCTTCTGGTACAGTTGTCTCAACAAGTTGTTGTGTTGGTTCAACTTTGTTTTTTAGAATTGATAGATATGCGTCTTTAATATTTTTCATTTTAGTTTGTGAATTCAAAACGAGTATATGCCATTGTTACAGTTGCTTTTACGTATGACGTTCCAGCATCTTGGGTTGTATATGAAATGCTACTCAAGTTAACTGGAATTGCGTCATAGAATGTAATAGTTTTAATTGGGTTGCCTTTATTGCTTAAGATAATAACCTTTGCATCCTGTTCACCCAATGTTTGATGTGGTGCTTCCTTGTTGGAATAATTTACGTAATCTTCGTAACTACCAGAGAACCCAATGTTGTTTATCCAGTCCAATATTTCTGTGTAATTGTTCATGCCTTCATCAACAAGGAAACTAAACACCAAAGGTTGAAAAATAGGCTTGTCACCTGCAACTGGCATGTCACTGAATGGGGTTGCAACTGTTGCACTGGGTAAGGAGACTTGTGGTAAAACAAAATCTGTGTTAAAATACTGCGCCACAGGAAACCTTGGCAACACAAGCTGGTAGCCGTTGTTCTGCATAGGGTTGATTTGTATTCCACAGATCTGCATCAAAATTCCTCGAAGTTTCAACTATTTAGTAGTTGACATACAACACCTGACCTGTTATCATACACAAAACTAAGAAAGGTATGTTATGGATGTGTCTTGGGTAAAGGTTGATAAGGATGTGTTTGTTGAATTGAATACATCCAGTGATTCCAGTAAGCTATACTGGGTATACACAAAAAGCAAAAAAATCTATATTGCAAAACATGAATGGCGCCAAGGATGGTATCCTGATATATTTCAGTCTATTGATGGTATAACAATTGCCGGCAATGAAGTTGTTGCAATTGCTGATTTTAAAACTCCTACCCCACCTATTTTTGAACAATGAAACTAAACAACGACCAAGCTAGACTACTAAAATCTTTGATGGATTGGTGGGAAGACCCTGACCAAAAGTTCTTTGTATTGAGTGGACAAGCAGGTGTAGGTAAAACTACATGCATGAAATACCTGAATAAACTCTTGCGAAAGCAAGATAGCAGTATCAAGATATGCATGTCTGCACCAACAAACAAAGCTGTTGCAGTGTTGTCTGACTCTGTAAGTGACTCATCGGTTGTCTTTAAAACTACATACTCAATATTGGGTCTGCGTATGCAAGCCAATGGTGAAGTCAAGGAGTTAACGGATTCCGGCGATGAAAAGATAACAGACTTTGATATTGTTATCATTGATGAAGGTTCAATGATTAATACAACATTGATCAAGTACCTATTGAAGAAAACTGCGCTATCTGACACAAAGATAGTTTTCATTGGTGACAAGGAACAACTGCCACCAGTAGGTGAAGCATCTAGTCCAATCTGGACTCATTTTGAGCTTGATTATGAACTCACTGAAGTAATGCGACATCAGAACTCTATTTTGGATTTTGTCCAGAGCATCCGTGCCAACCCATATCCTAAGTTTACATCTCCTGGTAAGCAAGTCTTTATTGAGTCTGAGACATCATTTGTTTCAAATATTGTTGAGATGGCAAATCAAGGGTACTTTCATGAAGGAAAAGCAAAAGCAATTGCTTGGAGGAATGTAACAGTTGATTTCTTGAATACATTGATTCGCAGTAACAATTCGAAAACGAAATCACCTGAGAAGTATGTCCCAGGTGATCGAGTGGTATTTCGTGAACCCGTAACTGTAGGTGATCGTGTAGTTGCATCTACAGATGAAGAAGGTAGCGTTGAAAGTGTTGTGGTTTCACATCATACGCTGTACCCAATTTTGAAGTCATGGAAAGTTGGAGTTAGGATGGATTGGACTCAACAATATGTTGAAGCACATATTATCCATGATTCATCGCTTGAACATCTGCAAGGATTTCTAGATGAATACAAAACTGCTAAGCGATGGGACCTTTTTTGGAAACTGAAAGAATCATTCCATAACATGTCCTATTCATATGCACTTACTGCACACCGTTCACAAGGTTCAACATTTGATTATGTGTTTGTCGATGCAGGAGATATCATGTTGAATAGAAATGTAGATGAACGTACAAAGTGTCTCTATGTTGGATGTTCACGTGCATCAAAAGAACTTAGAGTGTTTCCATGAAAAGCGAATTAGATGATATAATCCTGTCAATTACCATGGCACTTAGAGTGATTGGTAACACCGAGGTCAATCCCAATGACCACAAGTTCAGTGAAAGTTTTAATTTGGCAATCAGTGAGCGCCGTGCAACATTGACTATGTTAACAAAGAGTAAACGTAAACTTAAAAGGATTCAAAATGAACAGATATGATTTTGAAAGTTTGGGTGATAAACATAAGCGATTTGAAGAAACCAATACTATGCAACGTGTCATGGATGATATTCCATTCATTGTACGTTTAGATGGTCGATCATTCCATACATTTACTCGTGGTCTTGAAAGGCCATATGATGTAAGAATGTGTGATGCAATGATCAATACCATGACTGCATTGGTTAAGGAATTCAATCCAGATATTGGCTATACACAATCTGATGAGATTACATTAGTGTTCTTAAATGAAACAATGCCATTGTTTGATGGTAGAATTGCCAAACTTGGTACTATTCTAGCAGCAAAATGTTCTGTGTTGTTTAATCGCGAGATACTTAAACGATTGCCGGAAAAAACAGACATGCTTCCTGTGTTTGATGCTCGTGTTTGGTCTGTTCCAAACAAATATATTGCTGCAGAGAATCTTCTGTGGCGACAAGCTGATGCATCACGCAATTCACTTACAATGGCAGCACATGCACATTTTTCTACACGTGAATTGCATGGAGCGGGTTATGCCAAGAAGCATAATATGCTCAATAGCGTAGGTATAAACTGGGACGATTATCCAACCCACTTCAAACGTGGTACATTTGCAAAGAAGTTTAAAGTTCTTCGTGCATTACCAGATGAAGTATTGGCACAAATACCAGCAATTCAACGACCAAAAGGTCCAGTTGAGCGTCTTGAAGTCCAAACATTTGATCCAGGTGTTTTGACTGAACACCTGGATCAGCTAGAAGTTAAGTTGTTTGGTAATGGTTAATTAACATATCACGTCTATCTTTAATTGTTTGAGCATGGGCTTCTAACCCATGCTTTTTCATGATAGAATCAATTGTATCGTCTGTCAATGTGTGTAACTTAGCTGCTGCATTCTTCAATGTAGAGCGATCTAATTTTGAAAACACTCGACCAGATGGATATGCTTCATTTTGAAATGAATGTACATCGGCTATATTGGATTTAAACTCTTTGGGCCCACCCATTGCTCTAAAGTGCATTGACCCACCTTGGTCGGCAGATATTAATTCACCAGTTGTTTTGTGTTTCATTACATTGTTATAATCCAACCCAACGATATCTCGATTACCTGTAATAATTGCACCATGGTGCATTAATGCAAGATGATCGGCATGTACTGGATCCTGCATTGCGGAATGATACTCTTTAGGTGAAGTTAGACTCTTTGCATCATCTTGCCATTTAGTAACAACGGCAGTTTTTCCATCAACATGTTTAACAACTGGTGACAATGTTTTAATGCCCATTGACTTATAGATGTCAGCTGTTGCAACTTCAACTCTTGCTTGTTCTTCATTATCAGGAAATTTTACATAATATTTTTGGTTTGATGGTTTGTGAGTGTAAACTCCACCATCGTTTGACCCATATTGTGTTCCTTGATGTGGAATAAATTCTTCGGCAAGTTGAGCGTACTCTTTAAACGTTGTCATATTTGTTAGATGTAACTTGAATTATTTTTTAGTTGACTACCGGGGGTTCGTTCGTGTATATTACGCAAAACATCCCTAAATGCATTATCTGGTTTTTGTAGTCCTAAACGCATTGGATCGCCTAGACTTGGAGCACCCTTAACTGTTCTATCTGACATTGTTTGACACTTAGGACACTCTTGAGGATCTAAATAATTGGCCATGCGAACAGTTTTTTCAAAGTCTGTATCACATGCTGGGCACTTGTAATCATAAATTGGCATAATATCTCCTAGAGGTCTAATGGAACGAAATCACAAAACAATTATTGCTTATTATTTAGGACGTAAAAGCGAAAATGAAAACGCTACTTTACTTGACCAGATGATTTGTTTCTTTACAAAATCAAGATTTTCACATGTAGAGTTAGTGTATGACTATTCACCATACAGTCAAATTGGATTAACTTGGTCATCTTCATCTAGAGATGGTGGAGTGAGACCACAAAGAATTGATTTCAATGATATGCGATGGGAACTATACGAAGTTCCAACGACTATAACTAAGGGTAAAATTATAGAATGGTTCAATGAGACGCGAATGGGAGCTGAATACGATTGGTTAGGTGCATTAGGTGCATACATACCAGCATTCAAAGGAAGTAAGAAGCGTTGGTTTTGCTCAGAGATCGTTGCTACATGTCTAAAGGTTCCTGATGCTGATAAACTAACACCACAAGAGTTATTTGATTATTTTAAAAATGTGCATAAAAAAGTTGAATTAAAAGATTTAAATGCTTGACAATGGTGTTCACACCAGTTACAATAACTACATGAACAACGCAACACACATCCTCCAAACCATTTCCGAACTCAATGCTCCTACGCTTGCTCGTATGATTACTCGTACTGAAGTCAAGATGAATAAAAAGGACGTCGAGACTAAAACTACACCTAACCCATTTGGTACTGTGTATAAAATCACAACTCAAATCGTGGAACTTGCACCTAAGTATGAATCGGCTGTAAACGATCAACTTAGCACAGAAGGCAAAGAAGCCTCTTTTGAGGCAAGTGAGCGTAAGTGGGGCACTAACAAAGGCAACGGCATTGTTGAAAACAATGGTAAAACTTATGTTTCATTCATTGCTAAAGAACATGTTTTGACATCATACATCCACAACGATGTTGTAATTGATAAAAAAGAATTCGTGGCTTTTGTTCCTGTTAAAAAGCCATCTGCGACTCAAGGAACAGATAAAGAAGTTGTTTTCCGTAGCGTTTCTCTGGAAAACATCATGAGCGTGGAGATTATCTAATGTGGGTATGTCTTAATAATGGGTTTGTATCGATTGTTGAAGATCGATACAATGATACTCTTGTCTTTGTACGCAGTCGTCGTCTGTCAGATTTGAAGAATTTTCTTGATAAAAATCGTGCAGATATTAAACACACACCTAGCGCAGATTATCAATATCGAGCTCATATTTCAAAAGCTGAACTTGCTGATTGTCTAATTCAAGCATCTACTAAAATTACATATGACAATTTCAAATCATCTGTGAAGGATGTAGATCTTTCACATTTCTACAATGATGTGTGGGTATCTGGAATTAACAATTTAGATTTCAACTGGTACAAACGTCACAACGTAAGTCATACGGTTGGTGTAACAAAGGCTTGACCTTGCAAGACAAGTATTTGATCTGCTAGTGGTGGATCAATAAACACTGAATACACCAACGTATTTGATGGCAATGATTGAGTTTGTGCAGCAGACATTGTTAACTGCACAACTCCATTTGCTGCATTGACAACTGTACCATCGAATGTATACTTGACAGTGGATTCAAAGTGTTTTGCAAGAACAATTTTGACAGTGAATCCGCTTAGGTTAAGCGCTACACCATTTGATTGCAATACCGTAATTTCTTTGGTATATGGTGTATTCTTTGTAATGAATAAGTTTTCGTATCTCATATAACTACTGTAGTCCTCTTTGGTTGTCTAATTTTAGTATTGTTTCTAACGGCTGACGGTATAGAGGCACTACTTCGGGTTGTAGTGCTTAGATTGGTAATGGAATTAACTGATGGTAGTTTTCCAGTAGATGGCTGATTTGGCCAATCTTTAAGTTTCAATCCATAGTAATCAATAGATATCGCAATTGAAGACGCGCTAATAGTACCAGTTGTTATACTCAATGCCATGAGTATTGCATCCATTGTAGCGCTACCATTACTGCTACCAGATGATGCAACCAACAATACACATTCTGTAATAGCATCACTTGTACTATTTGATTCACCTGTAACTGATGCAATTCCCGTAACCAATGATTGAGCATCACTGATTGATTCTACTGTACCTGTAGCTATTGCGATACCGTTGATTGTAGCAACTGCGCTTGAATTGCTATCAGCGGTACCTGTTGTTGGTGTTGCAACAATCCCATAATCACCAACTGCATTTGACGTAGCAAATGATTGACCAACAATATTAGCAATACATTCTAATTGTGTATTTGTCGATGCAGTTGCAGTAATATTGCCTGTTGTAATTGCATATAGCGTAGCATTGCTTATAGCAGTTGCATTTGCTGTAGCTATACCTACTACATTACCAGTTGCAGTTATTGAGCTGGTTGCACTTGATGTATTTTGTACTGTACCAGTATATCTAGCAGTTGCAATTTGTGTTGCAGTTACAGTTGAGTTACCTAACGATGACCCAGTCTGTCCTGATATTGCTGCAACTGTAGCAGATGTAGTTGAGGTAGCACTAACAGTACCAGCAGCTCTATCAGTACCAGCAAGAGTAGCAGTCGCAGTTGATGTCGCAGTTGAAGTACCAGCGAATCTACCAGTTGCAGTTTGTGTCGATGTTGCAGTAGCTGACCCTGAGGATGCTCCAGTGAACTGACCGGAAGCAATAGTAATGCCAGTTGCAATAACGTTAGCATTATTGGTAGATGTACCAGTTGTTGGAAGTCTTCCAGTTATACCAGCAGTAGCAGTGGATGTACTTGATGATGTGCCAGACAATGCACCAGTTGCAACCATTGTTGCAGTTGCAGTGCTAGTACCACTAGAAGATGCAGCTACACCATTTATTGAAACTGCACCGGAAGCAGTTGATGTGCTATTTGATATACCAACAAAGCTAGCAGAACCAACCAAAGAACTTGTAGCAGTTGATGTAGCAACCGATGCACCTGTGGATATTACATACCCAATCAATAAACTGCTAGCAGATGATATGCTAGACGATGTACCTGATGTAGCTGCTACTGATGCTTGAGTTGCTGTTGCTGTTGCAGCACCAGATGTTGTACCTACAGCAGGAACAAACGCATTAGTTAGAGCAGTAGCGGTAGCAACTGCGCTGACTGCACCTGTGGCTCTATCAGTACCAGCAAGAGTAGCAGTCGCAGTTGATGTCGCAGTTGAAGTACCAGCGAATCTACCAGTTGCAGTTTGTGTCGATGTTGCAGTAGCTGACCCTGAGGATGCTCCAGTGAACTGAC